TCCGATCTAGCTCATGTCCGGGTTGGGCTGGTCGAACAGATCCTCCAGCGGGTTGTTCTCCACCCACTCCAACCCGTCCTTCGTCTCTTTCTGGAGCCGCATCGGTGGTTCACTGAGCTTGTCAGCCCGGATCCGCATGCAGCGATAGACCAACGGGACCGAGGCATAGGCTTTGTAGCCGATGATGAGCCGGTCACGTGCAGTTTGGAGGTCAAACGGGTTACCGGGGAAGTCAAAGAACAACTCGGGTGGAAATGCGGTGATCCCGCCCTTAATACTTGGCAGGTGGCCGTTTTTAGTGAACCGGCCGGGCTTGGTGAGAGGGAAGGTACCGATCATATTAGCTCCCCGTCACACCAACACGCGACCAATCCGTCAGCGACGACATGATACACTAGACAGTGCCACGCACCGTCCCATACTTGCGGGGGAATCGGGAGGTGTATCACCGGATGCGGACCTCCGGCCCGCTATCGACCATCAGCTCGGTCAGTGCCCACACCAGGGCGTCCATCCGGTCAGGGCTGTTCTGTTGGTCGGCCAGATCCGGCACCCAGTTACACATCTGGTCTTCTAACGGGATGAATGACCCGACGTGATGGACTTTCCCCTGCTCGTAGAGCGCCGAGACGGGTTCCGCGCGCTTGGCTTTCCCGCGGGAGGCATGTACCGCGGTATAGGCCACTGAGGGATCAACGGTGCGAAGGGTCAATTCCACCATCTCGCCGCCGTTATTCACTTCCGCCACGATTCGGTCAGCCTTGCGGTCCCGGTACTCTTTGATCGCGGCACGAGCCCACGCGATAGGGGCCATCCTAGCCGACACATCCGCCAGTACCCAGCCATGCCGGTTCTGGCCTTCGCCCGAGGTTCCCGCGACCACGATCCCGGTTTCATCTGCCCCCTCGGTGGAGGTTGCCGCCGGGTCTATGCCGATGATGATGCGGTTGAGCGTCGGGTGAGCGGGCTTGCGGTTGTCGTCAATGAGCTTCCGGGTCCACAACGCGCCGGGGACGTCCTCCAGTAGCTCGCCCTCAAGCTCCTGTCGGCCCAGCCTCGTGCCCTCGTACCGGCTGACCACCGTGGTCAGGAAGACGGGCGCCAGGTTGGCAATGTTGTCCGCAGTACGGGAACGGGTGACGACCGTATCAGGCCGAGCCAGAAGTTCCCGGATGATATGAATGGGTTTCGGGGTCGTGGTGGCGACGGCCCGGGGGCGCTGGCCGAGTCTCAGACCGAAGAGGAACTGGTCCCACGCCTCGGCGTACTTCCATGCCGCTGGTTCGTCGCACCATCCCCAATGGCATTGCGGGCCCCGTAACCGTTCCGGCTCCTCAGCCGAGAACAGGCGGGCGATACTCCCGTTAGGCCACGTCAGGCGCCGTTTGGACGGCTCGTACAGCGGGCGGAACCAGGGTGGGGATAGGGCCAGCACCCCGCTGGGCCCTTCGACCATCACGTCCCGAATGTCTGAGGCGGTCGGGGCGATCAGATGCCCGATGCTCCCCGGCAGGGTTTCGGCCTGCTCAATGGACCAATTGGCGCCCACCCACGTCTTGCCGGATCCCCGGCCTCCCAAGTTCAACCAGACAGTCCAGTCCCCTGTCGGCGGGAGTTGATTGGACCGAGCCCAGAGTCGCCAGTCGTGTTCGAGTGCAACGACTTCGAGGGGGGTAAGGGAGGCGAGAAAGGGGTCGCGTTGGTCCGGGGCGATCGCGGCGAGCTGGGCGGCAATCGCCAGCGCCATCACTTGGTTTCCATCGGCATCAAATGGGCGAGCCGGTGCCGGATCCGTTCCCGCGCTTCCGCGACATCCTCAATCTGGATCGGGCCGCCTTCGGCACCCGTGGACTCAATCCGCTGGATCGGCTTGCCATACCCGTGGTCGGTAGCCCATTCCAGCGCCCATTTGTAGAGGGGATGGTTGATGTCTTCCAGGATCTTGGCGACTTCAAGGGCCTGGAGCCCGCGGTTGGACAGCGCCTGCATCCGGAGCTTGAAGACATCGGGCGGCCGGCCACCGCCCTTATTCCCGGGGTTGCCCACCCGGAGCTGCCCGCCCTTTGGGCCAGCCCTCGTCGGTGTTTGAGGCGAAGATTCCCCGCCTAACCCGTTACCGTTCCCGTCTGCGTCCAACTGGCCCGCCTTAGCGTGGGTGTCCGAATACACGCTAAGACAGTTCAACGCGAAGAATGAGACTGGTAGTTATGCCACTCTATAAGATGGGTCGGTTTCCGACTGGGGAAGGCTGAGAGACAGACGGTAATTGTTCCCCTGGCGTTCGAGGTAGCCGAGGTTGACTAGAGTCTTGCGGGCGGTGCAGAGGTTGGGGATGGCGATGTGGGTTTTGCGCTTCAAGTAGGTGAGCTTCAGCGGGCGGTAGGATTGGAAGTCGAGGGAGGTGAGGGCAACCCGGTAGAGCCGGCGTTCCGTCCGGTGGATCCGGGGATCATCGTAGGCGTCCAGGGCCGCAGGAAAGGGAATCACCGTTCAGGACACTCCCCGGCTGGAGGGACGGGATAGGTTCCCGGCCAGTGGGCTCCGTGACCCATCCATTGAGACCAAGGCCCGAACCGGCCATGACCAGACGGAGGAATCTGGATCCCTTCAGACCATTCCTCTTTGCCGCAGAAACAACAGCGATACATTTGGATGTCCCGTTCAGACGGACCATCGGCACCTACAACGTGCCAGCAGTGTCCCTTCTCCGCTGATCCAGGTTCAGGCTCCCCGCGGAACTGAACGTGGCGCACCTGATGTTCATCGTCAGAATCGGGAACACGGTATTTGCCGCTCATCTCGGGTCTCCCTCCAAGCCACCAGAAGCGTACTTCTCGCGACACTTCCAGCACACGAGCCGGTTAGACCCGTCGGGGCTCATAATACCGGTGGTGCCGTAACCATCGTGGCAATCTGAGCACGATTTGGCGGGATCTTCCCATGGCCAGTCTCCCTCCAAGCCAAACGCACGCATCAAGTTAGATCGTGGCACAACAGCGAATACGGTAGGATCAATGTATGGAATGCCACTGATCATTTCAGCGGCACTAAATCCCTGCAACGCATCGAACTCCAGTTGTAACCGTTCGGGTAGTGCTCCGATCGCTGCGGTAAGCGCAGCCCGAGCCTGCATGAGATACAGAACCCTCGTGGCGTTGTCGGCCTCCCCGAACTCATAGGTGGCGAACATGTTGCCAGGGGCGTCCCACAAGGCTTTCGCCGCAGCTTCCAGCGGGGTCAGGGTGTCAGCCACGATCCGCTCCACTGGGCAGGGTGTCTACCCGTTCTCGGAGAACCACTAAGGCATCGCGAATCGAGGCCGCATATTCACGGTGCATCGCCCCTTTCCTCAGCCAATCCGGCCATGGCTTTTCCGCACCATAGAGTATTCCCGACATACGATCCGCATCAAGAGCCTGCTCTTCATGCCAGCGGGCGATTTGCCCCAGTTGGGCCAGTAGCTGGGTGGCGTTCATCGGGGGTCCCCCGAAAGAGATTCGAGCCATTCTAGAAACGTGGCGACATTCCACCCATGAACGGTCTTCAGGTGCCGCTTGATTTCCTCATAGCGACGCCGCTTTCCCGTATCGTAGCAGATCGGACAAGCGTACATCACTGGGTCAGCCATCCGTCCGCTCCTCTGCCACAATCGCCACGAGTTGGTCCCACTGTTCTGCTGTGAGGACATCCGTTGCCGTGAACCGTTCCCCACGATAAAGATGCACATCATCTGCGGCTTCCACCCGCACCGACAGTTCGACCGACCCGTCCTCGCGTACCCTCAGCAACGTATTGGGTCGCACTGCCTGGATAACCGCATCCCGACGGAAGGCTGTGTTGCGCTGGGCCTCCGCTCGCCGGATCAGGCCATCCCATTCCGGACCCTGCAAGACAAACTCGCTCTTGACTTCTATCATCGCACCGGCCAGTGCATCGTGTTCTAAGGGCATCTTCCCAGAGACGGAGACTTCGACGGCCCCATCGTCCAGTACACGGCAGGAAGCCGCGAATGGGAAATTGGTCATGGGTCCGTCCGCTCCTCTAAGGGGGGCAGAAGTGCCGCCACCCGGTCGGCTAGGTCGGTCATTCCCACGCCCTTGAGCGCCGCCACGTCACCCCAGGTAAACCCGTAGGGTTGTCGGGCTAAGGCAACAGATGCCAGCTTGTGCCGGTCGGCATGCTGGATCGTCACAGCCCATGAATCATCCCAGACCCATAACACGTCCCCATCTTCCGATGGAGCGATTTCTACCCCATAGCCTTCATTATAGACGTGGCCATCTTGGCGTCTGGGCCGGCGGAAATACACCTTCGGGTAACTGGCCCATTCTTCCGGGGTCAAGGCTGGCTGTATCACCAGCGCTCCTCTGAGGGGGGAGATACCCGCGCCATCGCTGCGTCGATTGCCTCACGAAACGATTCGTCGTCGTATCCAGCACCCCAGAGGAATGCCGCACCGACCTCAATATCGTTCCCTTGGTTGCCGAGCCAGTCGAGCCGTTCGGTGTCCCGTTGGGCCTGTTCCAGGGCCTCGATCAGGGCAGGGACCGCAATCGACACTTCTCGAAAATCACGGCTCCGGGATGGAAGTGTGACACTGGCTGAGATGTTGGAGCGCGCTATTTCCGCCGCCTGGCCAAACCGTTCGGCCAGCGCCTTCCACTGGGCCAGCTGTTCAGGAGTCACGGCCATACAACACCTATTTCGAATTGAGGCTTGCCATTGATGCTGAGCTTGGCCGGGGGCCAACTAGGCGGCAGAACGAAGTCGTAGCCCGGGCCCTTGAGCGACCATTGCGACCACGGCTCTATGCCCTCACCGTCAACTTGGATGAGCGCCACGATCGTCGGTTGACGCTCATTCTCAGAAACATGTTGTTCATCGGTCACGCGGGCTCCCTCCCAGAGACACGCTGCTGTAACTCGCGGATCATATCCACCGCATCCCGCAGGACCTTCGCGATCTCCTGCTGCCCATACTGGATTAGCGGTGCGCCTTCCACGAGGACCGCACACGCCTCGCAGTTAAAGGCGATCTCGTTCGCTCGCTGGTTTAGCTCGGTCACGGCTCGCTCCCAGAGAGACGGCGGAAGACCGATAGTACGCAATCCACAACATCGGCGTCATCATTTTTCGGGACCTTCCCGGCCATCTCGCGGCGAATCTTCAGCGTTTCCCATGCTACCCGTTCCACCGTCTCGAGGGACACGTCGGCCAGTGCGTCCAGGCGCTGGAGAATCATCTGCACGGTGTCGTCGTACTCCTCCCGGCAGGTGAAGGTGTCCACGAAGGGGCGGAGCGCGAGCACTTCCCGGCGAATGAGATCCACCGCCTCGGGGGACAGCGCCGAACCCGACACGCTATCAATTCGATACGCCATTTCCAGCGCGTGATACATGATGTTGTGTGGCGGGCGCACCGGATCGCCTTGCCGCATGTCCTCGTAGTACTTTGCCGCTTGCCTGCTGGCGCCCCATGTTGGCCCGTATGGGGAGTTTCTGCGTTCATCGTCGGGCTCGCGCGGTGGCGGGCTCTCCCCCAGAGCCTGCGCCCGACGCCTAACCTCGTACTCTGTCGCGGACATGTCTGACCGCAGGAGATGGTCAGGAACACCTAGGTTCGCCAGCGGGCTCTCCCCCACGGCGGGCACCCCGGACAGAGCCGCGTGATACTGTTCTCGCCACTTCACCGCTGCTTCACGCCACTCTGGAGTTTCGAGATCCCAGTTACCACCGCCCGCGTTTGCGATGATGCCCCACGCCGCTTCAAGCATGTCACGCTCCTCGCTAGGTTCTCGGGTCGTCCCCACCAGGACAGCAGCGTAGGCCCGGCAGGCGGCGTCCAAGTCCTCAGCGTCTATTTTCCATAGTCCGTTGCGCCGCTGGGTGTACCAGGGCAGAGCTGCTATCGCGGCGCGCTCCGCCGCCTCCAGCGCCTCGCGCTCTCGCTCGCTCATGGGATGGCCCCCGACCGGGTCACGCTTCGCGCATCATCAATCAGTTCGCGGGAAAGCCTCAATCCTGGCATCAGCCACTCAAGCCGGTCCCGGTCCTCCACCAGCTCCCGGAGACGACGCGACAGGGCCTCACGATCATCCATCAGGTTTTTGCGACGGCATTCCAACGTGACACGATTGATCTCGCTGTAGTTCGCAAGGCTCGCGACCTCAATGGCTAGGTCAAGTCGCTCAATTTCCTCGTTGATCGCGCTGAAATAGAGCGCATCCTCCGGGCTCACCGCGCGGAGACGGTCGTACTCGGATTCAGCCCGGCAGCCGCACGGCGGTTCGAGCCTTTCGCCAGCCCCGTCCCGTAGCGCGCTCCCGTGCTGACACCGGGATAGTTCGTCGCTCACCGGCTTTCCCCTTTTATCGCTTCCCTCAACTTGACTTCCCCGGAGACGAGGTCCGCGAAGGTGTGGGAGTCGCAGCACCACCCGAGTTTCCGATTATCGTATGACAGGAATACCTCGCATCGGCAGGATGCGGTCGTCACCCAGTTGTTGGTATCCGTCAACCTGGGTTCTCCCCACTCCGGGGGGCGGGCCGCAGGCATCAGGCGCTCCCCTGAACGTTAGGCGGTTCATAGTAATGTGTATAGGCTGGCCCGAGGAGAACCGTCTTACCGATGCCAGTGAATTGCACGAAGCGGAGTGCCGCAGCGACATCCCGGCCATGCTCAGTTGCGACCACATCAAGGCAGGGCAGGCACAGCACCGCCACATGCCATTCGTTCGGCACGACGTCTCTCCAGAATTGGCCATCCACCGCATAGTCGAAGTGAGGCACTATCCCACAACGGGAGCAGGGTAACGTTAGGCCATCAGAGATTCCAGCAGGCCACTCTGGGTGGCCACTCATCCCGGCCCCCACTGACGGGGCAGGGCATCACAGACCGAGACAGCATCGGTTTGGTTCCATCCGGTTTTCTTGCGTGCCTCCTCCTGGGCCTTCCGACACCGGGCAATGGTCTGCTCCTCCACGGCGGCGGCCAGTAGCGTTAGGCAGGCGTCACACCCAATCCAGTGCTCAGCGACAGAGTGCCCGTTAGGCCATTGCGCCTCGAAACCAGGAGTCGCTTTCCCACATCCCGGCGTTGCCCGCAGCAGTTCCAGCAGGGCCGGGTCCACGACGGGGCTAGGCATCGAGCCCCCGCAGAAGCGTAGATACTGGCACCCAATACTGCTTCCCGGTTATGAAAGATCGGACTCTGACGCGGGACGTGTGATACCCCCAAAGCAGATCCGCCCATACGACCTCGGCCTGCCGTCGGTGTACGCCATGCATCCAGGTCACGAGACGCCCAACCGGGAGAGCTTTTCTCGCTGCCGAGCAGACCAGCCGATCCGCTGCTTTATAGGCCACAACTGCGCGTCTCCACTCAGCGTCGCTCATGCCTTCGGTTCTCCCGGGGGAAGCCCCAATTCTAACCACAAATCAACTTCGGACTCAATTTGTTGCGCTTCTCGCTGCCGGGTGCGGACCCGCGCCTCGTGCTTCTGGCCGAGTTCACGCACCACGTGCACCAGCCCGATGAGAATGAGGAGCGGCGACATGATCAGGAAAATCGGCCATGCCGCGCCAGCTCCGATGGCCTCAGCCACTTCAGCACCAAACCATGCTGCTGCGAACATCACCCCCAAGCCGATCACGACGTAGCCAACCATCAGCGTTGTCTCGCTCACTTCTCCTCCCGCTCGAAGCGGATCACCCGCACAGTGTTAGGCGCCATTACGAGCCACCAGAGTCAAAAACCGTACGCCGACTCCGTATCCCAGGTTGTTTCCATCGAGTCGCACATACACATGGGGACCAACCCGCCCGAAGCCAATGACGTAACCGCGTCGGCCCTGCTGGCGCTTGTACGGATACTCGCTATTTAGTTCAACCACATCCCCTAAACGAAACCCGTGCTTCTCGCCCCTGTACTTGTGAATCACTTGTCCTCCCAACCATGCACCCGCTTCAACCCAATAGTCGCTGCCACCTTGTCGCTCATGGGCCGCTCTCCGTCGCGGATGGCTAACACGTAGCTGTAGTGCAGCCGCTTTGCCTTGGCCCACGCCTTCACCCCGCCGTCAGTTTGCGTCGCCGCCTCCAACACCTTGCGGAGCCGCACCACGGCCTGCGCTTCGGTCAGCATCAGGCCGCCACCGTGGCCCGCTCTGCCTCGAACTGCTGCTGAAGGTGGCAACCCGTAACCCATGAATGGAGCGCCAGACGTCCTGCCTCGACCGGGTCACATCCCACTTCCCGTTCGATTCGCGATCCACGCCCCGCGATCCAAATACCAGGGGCCGTGTGCCAGACACCATCACCGACCGTGAACCGCACAGTGCGGGGGTGCTCTCCATGCCAGCGGCAGACTGGGCATTCATTCTGGTTGGCAATCTGGCGACGGGCCACGGTACGCTCGCTGTTCAGGACCCCACCATAATACCGCAAGCGCAGTAATACCGCAAGTGGAGTAATATCATTCAGCCGTTTTCACCCAGTTGGGGACCGTCCCGCACACCCGGCAGGGACCCACCGGGTGGACTTGGCCACAGCAGCGCCACAGTTCCGGCGTAGGGTTCCGGGTGGCGTATCCCCGGCCTTCGGTGCGCCAGCCATACTTCCGATTCCAGAACGCCACGTTGGAGGCGCAGCACCCCAGAACGCGGCCCACCGCGGCACAGCTCTGGCCAGCGACCACCAAGTCACGGGCTCGCAGAATGACCCGCTGGTCTGTTGGGTTACGCCGGTTGTGTCGCTTCACGCGGCCTTCACCGGCTGCATCCGCCGCATCAGCTCAGCCCGCGCAATGTCGTCTTGCTCGGCCCTCAGGTCCTCCAGGAGCTCAGAATCCACGACCCGGAGCCGTTTGGCCCACTGGCAGTCACAGTACAGCCGTTCGGGGTGCTGAGGACTCACCTTGCGCCACCGAAAATCGGTAAGGCACTGGCGGCAGTAGTCACAGCCCGGCAGACGCATTCTCATGCGGGCCTCCCCACTTGCTTCACTAGACCCAATACCCGCGGGTCCGTCTCCGTAACATCCGGCGGTTTGTACTTCTCGTGGTAGGCCGGGCTGTGGCGCGTCTCAGGAGGTTTAGCTGACCCAACAGGCGTGTAGTCAGTTTCCCAATGCTTATCTGGTCCAAAGAAAGTCGCGGCCATTTTGATGAATCGGGGTTCAGTTTTCTCTCGCCGGCACATGGCCCCGTACTTCGTTACGCCATTGAACAATGCCTCCGCAGTCACGCCTTCCTTTAGCCGGGCTTGCCATGCCTTCCAGGCTTTTTCCTTCGGGTTCCCAGGACGCTTCGGGTAGGAAGACCATGCTAACTCGAACGTTTTCCGCCACTCAGTAGTTTGTATTTCCTCTTCCTCTTCCTTTTCCCTTCCATTCAGGCGCGATGGCTCGCGAAAGTTCGCGAGACCTCCCAGAACATCCGCAAATGAGCGGGTGCCTTTGGAACGGTTACAGGTGCGACACGCCAGGACAATGTTCTCCGTAACCGCTTGACCAGCAGCACTTTCTGGCTCGCAGTGATCCAACTCAAGCGAGAAATACACCCACGAACTGGGGCGTCCATCAGACAACCGCATCCAGTAGATGTGCCCAGTGGCACCACAGTAGTAACATGCTGCCTTCTTCTGGCCCCCTGGACGACAGCCGTACTTCGTTGCCACTGCCCGCCGCACCTCTTGTGGGATCGCGAGCTTTCGCGAGGGAGTTGTTGGTTTCCGGGATGGGCTCGGATGGTCAACCCGCTGGTGCTTCTTCCAAGCCGGGATGTACAACCACCGCTCCCCATCCTGGAACTCGTGTTGTTCAAGTCTCCCCGCCGCCACCAACAGGTCAACAAGAGACGACGTGTCTGCCTTCTCGGCCGGCAGGATTTGGAGTCGTAGCCGCTCAGGTTCATCGGGGAGCCACCCATGGTCATCGGCCATACTCCAGAGCCCTATAAAGAAGAGCCGGGCTTGGTGCGGCAATTGCACCATGATACTATCCGTCCAAAACTCGGGTTTAATCGTCCGAATCCGCGGGCTCACCGGGCCCGTCCCCCGACAATCTGCTCCGGGTACCCCTGAACCCAGTACTCCGCCGGGATGCGACCTTGTTTCCCAGGAAGCCGCCCAGAGTCCTGCTTAACGAATACCGGCACCGACGCGGCCCGGCACTGGTCGACAACACCGGTGAGCCAAGACACGTCCATCTCCCGCCGCTTGATCCCGCTCTCACCCCCGACGATGACCCAGTCCATCCCAGCGACTGGTGAGGTCAGACCAGCCTTCAACGGGCCCATCCCCCCGACCTTCGCGAAGTCCAGCGGACCTAACAGGGGCTCGCACGAGAGAAAGCGGACTGCCGCCGACGTCTCACAGAGAAGACCAATGCGTTCCCCGAGTCGCCGCTGGTCCTCAACCGACACACCCAGCCAGACATTCGGTAAAGGCCAGAGATCGAATAACCCGAGCGATCGGTTAGCCCATTGAGGACGGTATACCCGCATTCGCTCGGGCCGCTTCGTTAGCACTTGGTAGGTGTGTTGAGGAGTGAAGCGAGCCGTCCAAAACACCCGGTCAATAAAGTGGTCGGGGATCTGCTCGTGGAATAGGTCGCTCATCGAGTTGACGAAGACTCGCCGCGGCCTCCGCCAGCTCATCGGCTGCGCCAATCGATCCGGATGGAGAACGACATTCTCGGCTGCGTTTGGTGCCGTCCACGGCTTCGTTGACCAGCCTTTCTGAAGGGATAGGAATTCGGCGTAACAGTTCAGACAGCCGGGTGAGACGTGCGAGCATCCCGTTGCCGGATTCCACGTTGCGTCAGTCCAGCCGATTCCCGTTCGGTCACTCACCTGGTTCTCCCCCCGACAATCTGCCGGATCCGCTCCACCGATAACCCCCACTCACTCGCCAGATTGTCGGCTGTGTCCCGTAACAATGCCTTCGCTCGCCTCACAGAGAGTCGCCGGGTCCGCTGTCGGGCATCGGCGTAAACCTGACAAATCGCGGCGTCCCGCTGCTCACGTTCAGCCCAGGGGAGGGGCCAGGAGACGGTCACCGGGCCCCGATCCGTGCCGCGGCACTCTCCGACGAGTCTAGACCTAACGCCAGCTTAACGGCCTTTGCTACGGCGCGGCCCATCGGGAGGGGGACACCGTTGCCCACCATCTGCCTCTTGGCTGTGACCGTGAAAGGACACTCCGTGAGAAAGTCCTGGGGAAGTCCTTGCAGCCGGCACATCTCCGTGAACTCCAGCGATCCACCGCCGCGATTCAGGCTGCTGGTTTTGCCGCCGCTCTTGCGCTTACCGCCAGCGAGCATTGCGACTGGCCGGGTCCGCGCGTCCCCGGTGACGGCGAAGTCCCACTCGAACGCTTCTAGTGCCGAGAGCTCCAGCGGCAGATGACGCCCGCTTGGTGTGCCGAAGCTGATCTGCCGTTTGCGTTCCTGTGTTCCGCCCACCCATCGGTTGTTGAGCCGATAGCCATTCACGAGATAGCCCCGCACGCGGGGCAGCGGAGCGGCCGGCACCTCCTCCATCAGGAACCAATCGGGCCTCGCCTCCGCTACGACTCGCTCAAACTCGGGAATTAGGTCGGGGTGTTTCGGCTCGTATCCGTTGGCGCGAACCATGTGAACCAGTTGCGAGAACGGCTGGCACGGTGGTCCACCGATCACCCCATCAAACCTCCCGGCCGGCGGATGGAACCGGCGGATGTCTCCACCCCACAGCAGGTCCGGCCCACGCACGACACAGAACCCTTCGGTTTCAAACGCCATATCCAGGAGACCGATTCCCGGAAAGAGGGACAGGACGAGCTGGGTCATTGTTGCCCGATCCGTGCCGCGACCGCCCGCAAGTCCACCTTCCATCGAGACTCAAACGCTGTCGCGCCGATCTGGTGCAATTCAGAATGCGCGGCCCTGCATAACGGCACCGTCTCCCGGTCATGCCCGCCCCGGGCTTTCGTCCTGACGTGGTGCGCTTCGGCCGGCGAGTCGCAGACGTGCTGCACTTCGATCGTCTCCAGCTTCCGGTTGGGGTAGATACCACGCCACCGCTGGATATGGGCATACTTGTAGGCGATTAGACAGCGGAGCCGGCGCACCACGTCCAAGTGTGCCGAGTCCTCGGTATTCGGGAACCGTCGGGCGCCGGTGGGACGCTGCACTTTGCGATGGCCTCTCATAACACCCTCGCTTCCGCGGCTTGGTCTGCGTCCTGGGGAAAGCCGCAGTCTTGCGCGACCATCTGGATATGCCGGGGCTCGATGATCCGCCACACATCAGAGTGATTTATGACGTAGCGATCCGTACTGACGGACATCTGCAAACGCCGCGTAAACTCTTGCCATCGGCTGAAACTCTCCCGCGCCCAAAAGAGCATGGGCAAGACGCGCGCCCACTCGCTGATCGGCTGTTCACGGCTCATGTCGTCCTCTTCGGGGTCAGGAGCAACCCACCGTTGCCCGCCCGGTCGGCCACGGGTTCCACGTTCTCGGGGTGGGCATCCGCATAGGCTGCCACGGCTAGCGCGCTCCAGGTATGGCCCTTTACGCCATACAACGGGCCGGGCTGGGCCTTGGTACCCACCGGGCCTAACAGGTCGATCAGAGCTTGCTTGATATTCGCGTCTTTCGCTCGCGCCGATTGACAGAGGTAGAGCTTGACGTCTTTCCGGTAGACGAGCTGTGTCGGGTGCCTCCACGCGTCGGCCCGCTCAACCAGTCGCCCGGTGAATAGCACTGTCTCGAATACCTCGCGCCCGACGGGCATCCCGTAGCTTGCCACCATCTCCACCGCCACCAGTGCCCCGTCGAATGAGGGGAGCGCGGGAAAATCCAGTACGTTCTCGTTCAGCTCCGTACCGCTCTCTAGCACCCTGCCGCCACGGTAGAAGCACCAGCCCGACTCCGAGGTACCAGGGTCAATCGCCAGAATCGAGCGGGGGGTCGCTGCCGGGCTCCCACTCACGCGGACACCCACGCGTCACCAATGGTTAGGTTTGGTGGGTCAGGATCTGAGATTGTGCAGCCGTGGCGCTCTAAGTGATCGCGATACCGCGGCCAGATGGCGCGCAGTTTTGTGAGAGCCTCCTGTCTGCTATCCCCCTGAGCGATGCATCCCGGCAACGCCCGCAGTGATGCGGCCCACCGCACACGCCCGTCTGGGTCATCATGCACCATGATGGCGTACCCGTCGATGTCGCCAACGCAGTAGTGCAGCATCGGACGGGTTTCGGGGCTCACGACGCCGCCCGCCCAGCCCGCAACGCAGCGGCCAATTCCCAGCATCGGTCCCGAATTGTTCGGTAGGCTCGAACCTGGCTGGTGACTACAACCACATCTTCCCGTTGCCCGTAAACCAGCGCGTCGAGGATCGGTTTTGCGCGTGCCTCACACTCGCGGGCCAGTCCGTCCAGCGTCCCCGCCGCGACGCCAGACGCCAATGCGCGAAATTCTGCCTCTGGATTCAGGTAGGGAGTTATCGGCCATTCGCTCCCGCGTGGCCTTGCGAGTACTTTTTCGAGCCACTCCGGTATGTCGGGTCCCATCAGGGGCTCCCGAGAAGGAACGGTCACGTTAGGATACCCGCACATTGATTTGCTGATTCACCCATCCGTTGGAGTAATCGCAGTCCATGACTACCGACCAGTGACCGCTGGAACCCGTGTTGTACCCATCGGTAAATACCGTCGGGATGAGCAGGGTCGGCATCGGTGTAGGCGTGGGAATTGGTTCGGCCAATCCAGTTTTATATGCCCCGTAGATCGCTGCCGGGAGGCCCAGCAGAAAGCCGCGACGGTTCAGCACAGGATTCCCTCCAGTCTGGCGATGACCTTCGTTTCCTCCACCAACCACAGCACCACTTCGGGCGGCACGTGACCTTGATCCGTCTCCCAGAATGCGAAGTGGATCTCAACCGGCATCTGGCACGTCTCGCAGCGCTTCACCCAGCCCTGGGGTCTCAGGTGCAACGCGGGGCGCGGCTCCACGCAATCCGACGCATGGGCATGCCGCCGCGTCTCATTGCGGAAGGTCACCCAGCCGAGACGGTGCAGCAGCCAATCTCCAAACCGCCCCATGCGAGCAAGAATCGGCACCGCATACCTGGAGAGCGGCATCTTCATTTCGGGGGCTCCTTCTCGGGGAACGCCGGCATCAGCCCGAGTCCTTGACGAAAATCAGGATGCTGGCCGCTCATGTGACGTTGCAAGTCTTGGAATGTGCGATTGCAGCAGGGACACACCCCCACGGCGATGCGACGCTTGACGCGGGTTGCGACGCCTTTGTAGGCGCGGGCCTGATGCTCTGCGGCGACACGGCTCCGGGCTTCAACCTCCTGCCTCTCTCGATAGAACCGGGTCCGGCTCCTCTCATCCTCCAGCTCGCGTTTCAACCGCTCCGCTTCATTCTCCCCGGAGTAGTACCGTTGATGCCCATTCGGGCAATACCAAATCTGATGATCCTTCCGGCGTTGGGCGATGAAGCTATCCGCCATCGCGAACGCGACGCCGCACTCGCCGCATTCAATCACCGTCAACGTTGTCAGTAAATTCAGACTCATGTGGTCCTCGTGTCGGTTCTGTCGATCTGGGAGCGGTACGGCTGCATTACCGGTGGCTCCGGAGAGGGGACACACCGATGTTGCACGTGTAACCATGGCCCATCGCCATCCGTGGGGACTTCCGGGGTGGTTTCGGGACGGATTCGGACGCGTGGAGGCGTTTTAGTGTTTGTTCGGGCTCTGGCCTAAAGCGGCTGAGCGCGTATACATACGTCTCCGTGCGACGCGAAGAGACGTACCTATACTGACTCTTAATCACTAGGTTGTAGGTTCGATTCCTACGCGGCGCACTTAGACTTAACATGGCACAGGTCAGGCTATCCGTGGGGAAAGTCGGACGCATTTAGCTAACCAGCCTGATTCCGGCAGGCACCGGGCCGATGAAATCGAGCATCAGCCGGGCATCGCTCTTCAGAAACCCGTCCACCTCGTGCCGTTCGTAAATCGCCGTCACGTCCCCCGTCCGATGGCCTAGATACATCTTCCGCCGGATCCGGCTGATCCCCGACAGTTCCATCCAATGCATGTAGGTGTGCCGGAAATCGTGCGGGGTCATCCCCGGCCGGGCTTTCCCCAGCTTGACCCGGAACGCTTGGTAGCCCAGCATCGGCCGGATGAGCGGTCCCAGGTTCGGGACTTCCCGGATGCTCGCCCTGCTCTTGGTCCCGAAGATCCGGTAGCGATCCTCCTGGACGTCCCACTTGCCCCAGTACTCCCCGCGGCGCATCCCGGATAGCACCATCGCCCACGCCATACCCCCGTGGCCTCCTAGGCGCTCCGCCACGCCCCGCAACTCGTCCACGGACAGTTTCACCCCAGGCTCCGCGTGTTCCTGCCAGGCGGCAAGGTCCATGCATTCCTCATACAGCCGGTGGCGCCGGCCGAGCTGGTCCCGGAGAAACGCCAAGACGGTGGCCCGAACCCGATTGAACATGACGTGACCTTTGGCCCGGCCCTTGTACGCCTTGAGGAGAGCGGGAAGGTCGACCAGCGTGGCGCCGGCCGGTTCGCCTTTCAGTAGTACCGCGAACGCCTTCCGATGGTTCTGCCGGTGGGCGTCCGAGCAATCGGCCGCTTTGATCCACGTCGCGCTCGTGGCATCCAGATTCTTCACGCTCTCGATTGTGGGGAGCTTCCGCCGGTCCCCGGACTGCCAGACTGCCCAGACTTCCCGAATGCTGACGGCCTTCGCCCGGATGGCTTTCAGTACGTCCAGCCGGTCCTGTTCGTACAGGTCGGACAGCATCTGGTCATACCGTTCGGCCCGCTTCAGAACGTTGGTCCCCGTGGCCCGCTTGATCCGTCCCACCCCACGGAACGACCGGTCAATGACGATGGTCCCGAGCTTTCGTTCGACGTAGAGGCTCATGCGGCGCTCTCCCGGCGGACGACCGCCCGCACATCCTCGGGCTTATAGAAGGTGCGTCGACCGATCTTGACGGGCTTCAGGTCCATCCGCTCCAGGGTGCGGCGGGAAATGCCCCCGAGCTGGCGGCAAGTTTCCGCCACGTCCCAGAGCAGGACGTCGGGTCCGTCTGAGGTCGCCAGTTCGACCCGGCGAGTCATGCCGCGCTCTCCGTACCGGGGTTCTGCGCTTTCCGCCAGGCGAGAAACTCTTCAACCGTCTTGTCGCTCTTGGAGCAGTTACAGCGCATGCAAAGCACCCAAAGGTTTGACGGCTTGTTATCCCCGCCGCGCGAGCGTGGTCGCTTGTGATCCACCTCGAACGGGCCCTCAGTCGTTCCGCAGACCCTGCATTGCTCTCCGTCCCGCTCAAGAATTTCTTGCCGCTCAAACTGGGCCAGGGGCGGTACAGGCTGGCGCAGGCGCTGTTGCTCCAGCAGCCATGCATTGTCGTCGGGGTGGAGACTGACGTAATGGTTGAAACCACCTTGAGGCAGAACCCCAAGGAAGTGGCAGGCCAAGGCGAATCGACAGACCTCTTCCGGAGTCAGGCGCAGCCACCACTTTAAGAACGTTTCTTCTAAGCGCTTGGGCGGGAAACCATGAGGCTCTGATGTGTCCATACCACCCAAGTTAAGATTCGATTCGCTCGGGGGATTCTCACCTTTTGAGGGGCCTTTAGACGAATAAGTCGCCGGTCCTCTGTTACAAAGACGGGATTCAACAGAAAACCGATGGGGAAAAGACGCAAAAACGCCTTTCGCCCCTCTGGCATTCTCAACTCCCTTGTCAAGCCCCCACGCCGTTGTCACTTCCCGGCACCGTTCCAGAGGGAGGCCAAATAGCTAGCCTCTTCCGGGCTTCCCGCCGAAGCAACCACCTTATCAAATGCCTCGTTGGCTTCCTTGACCCGGGCTCCAGCCTTATCTCGGGCCACAACCGCCGCTTCCCATTTCGCCGCCGCTGCTTTGGCCTCCCGAAACCGAATAGCGCGAGGGTCCGACTGGCGCGGACGCTTCACCACAACCTTAGAATCGTTCATGCGGTCAGCCTAACAGTGGCGATGCCACCAGAGTTGTAGGTGGTGTTAGCCAGATAAGAGAATCCAACCGGCAGGCGCGGGGGTAGTTCCCCGTAGGCCGCGTAGGCCATCATGAAAGCGTGGAGACAATCGGGCCACTCTTTCTCGCACTTCGCCGCCGTCTCGCAGTAAACCACACAGTTCGGCAGCTCCATGCAGTGAATCGCCCACGTCTCCGGGATACCCTCTTCCGGCTGCATCTGGTACGGCCCCACCACGGTCCATGGCAAGGCGACTAGTGTAGCCGTCAGACGGTTCACCAGTTCCGCTTGCGAGCGGGGACGCTCTACCACCACAGACTTCTCAGCCATCTACTCCTCCTCGGCGGGACGCTCGACCCAGGGACAGGCTAACACAGTACGAATCGCTTCTGTCGCTCCAGGCTCGAACGATTCCCACCCATCATCTACATCACGTTCGCCAGCCCAGCGGGTCTGCACTTCACCCGCCCAGCAGCGGTACTCAAAACGTCCCTCACGTACTACGTTGGGCACCCGCTCAGGGGGGAGTGGGAAGGCAGCACAAATCGCCACTTCAATCGAGTAGGGGATCATAGGACTACCGCGGCGCATCCATTGCCGCACGCCTTCCCGCTGGAGCAACACTTTTCCCCGCTCCGTCATGGTGTCACCGCCTCCTGTGGGTGGACCCACTCAATCGCGTGGCTGGAGTCGAACCAGCACCGGTCAATCCCAGCCGAAACTATATCGGCCGCACGCGACCCTACCCGCCGGGTGGGGGGAGCCACCCCGACGGTACACTTGTTAGGCTGGCTGTGGCGCCTTTGCCTCGCATAACTGAACGACACGTTCACACTGGTCTTTCGTCATGTGCCCGATGTGCGCCGTGTGTTCGGTGAGACCCATGACTTCCGCCAGCCACTTGTACGCCCGTTTCCGCGCTCCGCTCTTGTCCCGCGCCTTGACCCACAGTCGGTCAAAAGCTTCATGCGCCTGCCTACGAGCTTGCCGCGTTGCTTTGTCAGCGGGAAGCCCCATCGGAAGGCCCGTTCTCCGATGGGTACCCACAATGCCGTCACAGTTTGGCGCCGTGCAGCAGTAGGCAACACCGTAGCGTGTCGTCCGCTGTACCATCTCAGCCCCACAGTAACACCGGATCATGCGGATTTCCGTTTCCGCTTCTCGGCTCGCTGCTGCAACTCGGGGTACTCCTCTTCGGCCCGGCGGATCGCCAGCGCATGAAATCGATTGTCGGCTTTTACTTTCGTCTCCCGCCGCCCGACTTCCCAGGCGTACTTGGCGCTCACTCTCCGGCCGTCTCGCGCATCGCTGAGTAACTGGCCGCAGAACACCACGTAGAACCGAGCGCCCTCTGCCGTTGCTAGCCACGCCAGGAACCGCGCCTCGGTCGTACCCTGAAGAGCCATTTCCCGTTGTTCATTCCCGGCTGGGGGTCGTTCCGGCCAGTCCCCGAACAGGGGCGTATCCCCGGTCTGCTCCTCCAGGGTCCGGCGTCGGAGGACGGAAGGGTCATCACCCGAAAACCGTTTCACCGGATAGCCTCCCAGCGGGTCTTAAGTACGTCTAGCTCCTTTTGGACGAATCCAAACCTGACTTCAAGTTCCAAATATGCCCGCGCAAGTTCAACGTAGGCGTTCTCTGGATTAAAAGAGTAACCCCTTGAATGCCACCGATCCCATCTATCGGAGATCTCAACAGCACGCTCATGGGGATCATGCGAGTAGGACACTAGCGCACTGCCTCCACATTCCACGTTTGGTCATTCCATCGCTGGGGATACAACGACTTCGCATAGGCTCGGGCTTCGGCTTCCGTCGTGGCCTTCGCGCCGGGGAAGCTGCCGTGATACATCCCGTTCGCCGTGACCCGCCACCGCTGGACCGGTGTCCGCACGTCCGCTAGGAGACGGGTGATCCGGAGCGACAGTTGCTGCTCGGCTACCGATGTCATCGCATTCCTCCTTGGCTCAGAAACGCGTGCTCCCATCGAATGCGTCCCCGCAAGTGTTTCTCCAGAAATTCCAGGTACAGTGGATGCGAGCGCGAGGCGTCTTCTAGTCTGGCCTCGGTCATTTTCTTTCCCCCGATAGCATTCCCAGCGCGCAGCATTTCGCGGATCGCTGACAACACGACGTGCCGGTAGTGCTCGGCGTAGGCAAACCCACTGTACCATGCTGCCAGGTCGTGGTATTCCTCGCCATCAGGATCAGGAATCGAAACCGATCCGATTTTCATGCAGCCTTCGGCCGGTGGTTTGTCTTATTTTGCCAGAAATGGAGCAGGGCCACGAACATCTCCCAGCCCTTCGCCAGCTCGTCGCCCCGATGCTCCGCCACCCACACCAACCCGGGTTTCGTTGTGCTCACGAATACATTCGCGCACCGCGCGTAGGGAAACCCCAGTCCTACCCGGTAGGCCGCAAGCTGCATGACCTGTTCGTCGTAGACCCTCAACTCCCGGGCATCCGCGAAGTCCTTGGTTTTCACATCGAGGACCAACATCGGGTTGTGCAGATCCGCCTTGCCGCCGTATCCCAGCGGGTGGGCAAAACATCGTTCCGCATCCAGCGGCCAGGCCAAGTCCCCGTAGTGCGCTTTCAGTTCGTGCCGCACCGCGTCCACGATGTCCGGGTACTGGGTCATCGGCTCGTCGGAGTAATGCGCCTGCACCGCGGCGTGGATCTGGGTCCCGATGTCCGCCGCCTGCCGGACTTGTTGTTTCGAGTCGTCCAGAATCCGGGTAATGAGCGCGTCGTCTGTCTCCCCATCCAACCGGGGCAGGGTCAGCGCCGCCAGCAAGACCTGTTTCTGCTTCCAAATCTCCAGACCAGGAGACGCGGCCGTCCGGATGATCGTGGTCACCGAGGGCAAGAGCCCGAGCTTCCGGGCATCCCGGAGCGTGGTGGGCCGCATTTCCCCCTTGGCTCCCTCGACTGCGTACGCGGGGAGACCCGTGGGCCAGTACCAATGGCCAGACTCGGAGGCGTGAACCACTTCAGAAGGGGAGATCATCGTCGCCCTCGTCCAATGCTTCCGGGAAATCGTTTAGCGGTTCACCTTGCGGGGCTTGCGTCTCCGCCCGGAACTTCGCCGCCTCGTCCGCGTACTCTTTCTTCCGCGAAGCCCAGAACTCCGGCCGCTCGTATTCTCCGACGTCCGGCGGTTCCAGCCCCTTCGGAAGCCGCGTGATGCTCACGATGTTCCCGTACTTCCGATCGTTCCGCGATTTCTTGTGTTCGACGGTGATGAGGGCGGCAACACCGACCAGGGTATGTACCTCGAACCGCTCCGCTTCCTGGTCGGTGAAGCTCCGCCCCCGCCATGATGTCAGGAACTTCCGCAGGTTCCCCTTTTCGTTGGTGCTCAGAGTAAATTCCTTGCTGATTTCGTACAGCTCGCCGTCCTCCCGCGCTTCCCCTGTCCGGAACACCAGGGCCACTTTCGCCCGGAGGCTCTTGGACTGGCCAGCGTATTCCTCGACCTTCTCACCCAGGTTGATGCAGTCCACGCACTGAGCCGAGAACTGACCCTCGGGGTGGGGATCGAAGGACTTGCCGCTATCAGTGGCAACGGCGGTATCGGGCTTGTGAGTCATGCGGTAATTCCCTACCTTTCCTGTGCCTGTTGGTCCTGCTGGTCCCGAGCCCGCCCTGTAAGCGGGCTCACTTACTGCTAGGCGTCAGAACGTGCCGGAGTCCCGATTCGCCACCGGCAAGGGAGCGTGACGGCCACTGGCCCCGTCCGAGCATGGTTCGCTAGACGCTCTCCCCGGCAATCTTGATTGATCGTCTCGCCCGTTCCGCCACTTTCGCTCACCATAGTTTTTCACCCTGCTGCCAATCCGATATGAGATTCCAGAGCACCGGCATGCACAAACCCATAATGACGAGAATGTTGACCGTGAAGGACACGCCCAGAGCGGCAGCTCCGATAAAGGCGGCGAGCGCCAGACAATTCAGAGATACGAAGGCAAACATCCGTCTCAGCTTCATACCGTCTTCCGATGCCAGTTGTCGCAGCGCATCAGGCCGTCTCCCGCCTCAGTGGTAGCACACCCTCCACGTCTTTCTTGGGCGCCCGGACAATCCGCAATCCGGGAATGACGTACTTGAGCCGGGGCTTGGTCGCGAGATACGCCGGCCGCACTTGCAGCACTTTCGCCAGATGCCGGTAGTCGATCCGGTAGGTCAGCTCCGCCCCGCGACACTGGTCCGACCGTTCAATCCGGCCGTCCATCGCCGCCAGCTCCGCGTCAAGTCGCCAGGTCATGGCGTGACCTCCGGCCTGGCCAGCATCCGGAGCAAGGCGCCCACCAACACCAGCGTCAGGATCGAGATCACCACCAGAGCGAGAAACGCGCGTTGCCATCGGACAGTCTGGCGCCGAGCGCGGGCCAGGGGGTCCAGATACTCGTCGTCGTCGCCCCAGTCTCTCACGCCGCCTCCACCTTCCGGCTCCGCTCCCGTTCCAGCCGTGCTTCGAGGACCGCTTGCCGCAGGGTCGCGGCTTGGGTGTCGATTCGCGCACCGGATCTGTAGTGGATTTCGACGTGCCAGTCGCCCTTTAGGGTGTAGGCAAGGATGGAGTACGCATACGCCGTCTGCTTATCCAGCCAATTCATGAGTCGGTCGTTGAGTGTCATGCGTACCCCCCTCGTCCACATCGGCCTTTCCTAACCGCGCCTGTCCCGACCTCTCCAAGCCCATCCTCACCAGTCCAAACGTTACCTCTGCCGCATCAGCCAATCCTCAGCTCGCCGTACCTGGCCCATCCGATCCGCGCCTCACCGCTTCAGCCGCACCGTTCCGTACCACGCCTGGGCTATCCAAAACGCGCCAGTCCTTACCCCGTCCGCATCGGCCAGTCCTTGCCCCGTCCGCATCAGCCAGTCCTTGCCTATCCCAACCTTTCCCATCCCATCCGTTCCCGAACAAACCGCGCCTCGCCTCATCAGCCCTTCCGTACCCCACCTAACCATGACTTGCCTGACCAGTCCATCCCGCGCCTAACCTCTACGGCCTTTCCCCGCCCCGCCTTACCAGTCCGCACCCGAACAAACCTTGCCACACCCGTCCCGACCTATCCGCATCAACCCAGCAAATGGGGAAATGGGAGGAGTATAGAACCGGGCAGTTCCCTTGCGTTGGAACCAACCAGACTGCGAGGACGCAAGTAATTCATCACAGCCTTACCCGAGGGCGATCCTATACCCCCCTTTTTTTCTTTATGCCGTCTGCGCCTTCTGTCGAGTCGTGTCGATCTTCTCGATGATCTCGTCCACGTCCTCGCTCAGGTCGAGTACTTCCGCGATCTCCCGCGCCCGCCGCATCACGCCTTCGGCCCGCAGGAACTCCGCCATCACCGTCTCCCGCGCCCGGTCCCGGTCACTCTTGATTGAGGCCAGGGAGCGATAGCCCTGCTGGTCTCCCGGCAGACTGGAGTCCCGGACATAAGCCACCGAGGACAACACGCTGTGCTCGGTCACCACCACCACCCGGACACTGCGAATCAGCATGCGGGCTGTGTCTAGCCAGTGCTGGGCGGCGGCCTTCTTTGTGTCCCACACGAAGTGCTCGTGCAGCGGGCTCTTGGGGTTCTTGGCATCCGCGACCACCATCTCGGGGGTCAGCAGCCCGTCGTGCTTCTCGGCCAGGGCGTCCAGCCGCACCCGGACCAGTTCCTTCTTACTGGCTTCCATCGGATCAGGACACCTTTCTCAGGCCGCGAGCGGCGCTGGCTTCGAGGTACCATTCCATCAGGTCTGCGGTTTCCTCGTTGTAGTACTCGGGCGCTTCGATGGCTTTGAGCTGTGTCGCCGTCCCGCCCGTCCGCATGATCTCTTTCACTTCGGGATCATTCGCCGTGGCAAGCCGGTACTGGCCGAAGCTCCCCGAACCCTTCTGGACCCGCCAGTCACCGACGCCGCTAGTAATCCCACCCGCCGCCAGGAGATTCACCACGTCGCGCTCCGCGATCAGCGGCACGCTGTAGCCCACCGTGATCTGGCAGCACCAGCGGGCGAGGCAGGGACGGCTCCGAATGTCAGGTGCTTTGTTCTGCCCAGCCTGTCGCACCACGTCCATCTTGAGTTGAGGAATCCCGTACAGGTGGATCATGTCGGAGCTGTAGTCTCCGTGGACCCAGCACAGCCGCCCGATGGTGGACTTGAACACGCCCGGCTGGTCGAGGGCTGCCGTCATCATGGCCCCCTTGAACCATGTCGCCTTCGCGAGAATCGCCGTTGCCGCCTCGGGCTTCCGTGCCCGGTCGAAGCAGTCCCGATACTCCGCGATCGGATCGTGCTTGGCGGTGGACAGTTTCTCGGCTCGATTCTTCGGTCGGCCGGGGAGCAGTAATTCTTCCTTGGCCTTGGCCGCCATCGCGTGCGGGATCAGCGGAGTTTCCCCGACGACGTACACCGTCAGGCGTTCCCGCTTGACCTCAAGGATGGTGGCTTCAACCTCTGTCGTCGTGACCTTTGCCTTTGCCATGTGAATCATTCCTTATGCGTTGGTAGCGGCTTTGCACCGGGAGCCGCTGGCCCGGTACTTTTATTCCGAGTCCTCCCATCGGTCGTCCCTGTCGCTGCAGTTCTCGCAAATCGGGGGGTCCTTCTCCGCTAACTCGAAGACCTCGACCTGTTCCCCGCAGATGATGCACTGGTACGTCTCGGGCTCGTCGTCGTCATACCAGGGCTCCGATTGCGTGGGGTCATTGTCGCTGACGTGGCTCACTCGTCGTCTCCTGGCCAGTCGCGGAGAGCATCGCTAATCCGATCGCGGTATGGCCTATGCTCCGCCTGTTGCTGGCCTCGGTCCTCGCGCCTTTGCAGGTACGCGGCGTACCGACGTGCCGCCTCTTCCGGGTGTGTCTTGTTCCACTGCTTTCGTGCTTTCGCTGCTGAGGCCCGTACCTTATCCGGGTTTCGTTTACGCCATTCCTTGTTCCACTGAGCAGCCTTCTCGGGGTTGCGCTTCTTGTTCTTGTTGTACTGTGCAAATTTCTCGGGATTCCGTTTGCGCCGTTCCTGTACATACTCCCTTTGACCCGCGCGACACTCTGCACACCGACAGCCTTTGCGGTACGCTCTAACCCCGTGCTCGATACTTGCCGTGGCGCTCACCACACCCCCGCGGTCCGTCCCACGCCCAGCACGATGACTGCTAGGAATACCACGAGAGCATAGGCCCATGGGTCACGGGTTTTCACCGGATACCCCGAACCATCGCCGCCAACCCGCCTAACAACACGTGGAGGATCAACCCCAGGACGAACAGTTGGAGGATCATCGGACTAGCTCTGCCACATAGAGGATGACGGCGCCGAGTGCGTAACCGATGCCAAAGGCGATGACGTAGTCGATTGCCGCGACCGGGTGCCAAATACCAACGCCAGGATCAATCCACGCTGAATCATCGGTAGACGGCGGTGGCGGTGGGGCAGTCATTGGAGGGATCACTGGTTGGCCTCCTTCTTGGCCCGCAGTAGCGCGTCCACCTTGTCGATCTCCAGCCGGAAGGCACGGCGCGTCTTGAGCATGACCACAGTCATCACGACCGCGAACAGTCCCGCCCCACCGAACAGAATGATCATCAACCAGAGGTAGAGGCCCCGTTGTGAATCACTCACGGTTGGCCTCCAGACTCCGCAACGATTCCCACGAGGTCGCGATCTGGTTCCGCGTCGCCTCGATCAGCAGCTTGCGCATATCCGGAGTGGGATGCGTGAGGAAGGCTGTCTCTGCAATTTCCTCAAGCGCATCTGCCCGCTGCGCCTTCCGCAACGCTTCATCGAGCGGGAGAATCGGTCCCTCGTTGAGCGCGTCCATGATAGGCTGGGCCAGTTTGGTGGCGATCTCCGGAGCCCCGAACAACCGCGCGGCCCGGACGTAGTGTCCCACCTCTTCGTGAATGCCGAGCTGGACCCGCTTCTCGCAGGTCATCGGCTGATACCCAACGAGACGGGCCGCTTCGACTGCCCACCGGGCCGGCTGGCGTGGCTTACGGACGCGCCGGGTGCCCAGCATTGTGGAGCCCATGCGCGACCGAGTGCTGTTATCCGTGGGGGTGATCGGGGCCTGGATCCTGGCCGCGGGGTTTGCCGTCGCGGTGTGGTCCCGGATCATGGGGGCGGTGGGACGGCTGCTGTGAGACATTAGGCCGCCAGGATGCCTTCGCGACGGAGCAGATCCTCAACTGCTTCTTGGATCAGATCGCCTTCGCGCTTTACCCGTTTCTGAACCAGTTCTAGCAGCGCGGTTTTCGTGTCTGGGGGGACTTTGGCTGAAATCAGTTTCCAGCCCTTCTTGCTCCCCCGTGGAGCGGGCGGTAGAATGACTATGTTGTGTAGTGCCATAGAGTTACTAGACTCCGTTACCGGGAAACCGGTATCAAGTACCGGAATGACGGTATAGATTATTACCGGTATCCCGGTACGTCAAGGGGCCGATTTGCCGACACCAACTGACAGCCGGATTCTACGCGCCCGAAGGCACGCCGGTCTCACCCAAATCGACCTCGCGTACATCATTGGCGTGAATAAGGAGACCATCGGAAATTGGGAACTCGGCAAGACCGGGCGGATCTCAAACGCCTACTGGAAGGCTTTGGAACGGGCTACCGGAGTTCCGGTATGGTGGCTGCGTGGGGAGGGCTCAGAGGACAGTATACCAAGCCTGGGACACATCGTCGCCTTGCCACGGCACGTCCAGCGGCTCCTCCGCGGGTGGAGCGGGGCGGCTCGCCTTCTGTTGGAGCAAGCCTACCGGGCCGGCCATGACGATGGCCGATCATCTACCCTGCGGAATGCGAAGGATGGCGAGAGCGCAGCCGAAGCGGCAGAGGAAGCCGAGGGGCACGGACCAGACGAAGGGCGCGACCACGGGACTGGTGGCTGACCATCTCCAGATGCCCGTTGGCTTCGGCCATACCCACGACCCCCATGTCGGGCTCAATGGCGTGAACAACTCGGAACGGCCGGGCAAAATTGGTGTCCCAGACGAGTACGTCACCCAATTCCATGCTCAGATCGGGCAACGCCTTAGTGGCACGAAAGACGACGCGAAAACTCATGGGGGCTACATCCTTCACTGGGACCTCCGACGATTTTAACCCAAATGGATACCGAAGCAAGAGTAGAGAAAAGCGCAGCGTCTACGCAGCGAAATGCAGTAACCGTTTGCTATATGCAAACTTCAACCTTTCCCCGATTCGCACAACTACCACAGTTGATAGGTTTATGGTAGCAAAACGCGTCTGGTTTCTTATGATCCTGGGGTGTGGGGAAAGCACAGAATCCCGGTGTCTCCGTATTGCTTCCGAAGAATCCTTCCTCCGGGCGGCTGAGTCGCGGGTGAATCTCTGGCAAACCTTGTCCCAACAGGGGCAACCCGCTCTCGACTCCCTTCGAATCGCCCTCGATTGGCAGGACAGTATCCCCACGATCCGGCCCAGCGACAGCCTCTGGTATCGGGAACACTGCTGGGATGGGAAGCCCCGGTGACCAGGGATGTGCCGAAATGAGCGGCCGTCAGTTTATCGCCGCGCCGCCATGTCTCCCCTTGTGACAGTACAAAACCTGATAGGCCAGGGGGCAGGGGACGTGCCGTGAAAAAGTCCGACCTCTTCCGCACCGTCCTGCTCGTGGCCCTGATGGCGCTGCTCATGATCCCGCGCGGCATCATGACCCTGCTTAGTGCAATGATCCTAGTGATTCCCGTCGCCTATACCGGCATCAAGGGCCAATCCCGGACCTTTAACCTCTGGGCCGTCTATATCCTGGCCTTTTTCGCCTTTGCCTACCTGCGAGATATTGCGGACGTAATCGGCCCCGTGTTTGTGCGCTATCCCATTGTACTCGATCAGATCCTGGCCGGGCCCATCATCCCGACCGTCCAGCTCCAGCAACGGTTCTACTCCCCTGGGACTCCCCAGTGGTGGGATTATGCGGCGTTAGGCATCCATCTCTCCTACTTTCTGGCGATCCCCGGACTGGGGCTCCTTCTCTGGCGCTTCCGCCCAGCCCAGCTCCGGCCCGTCCTCTTGGGTATGGTCGGTGTCTTCGGGCTCTCCATCCTGACACATGTCCTGTGCTCAACCGCGCCACCCTGGATCGCAGCTCAGATGGGGCTGCTTCCGACGGTCTACCGGCCGGTCTCCGACTTGTTAGGTGGGCTGACACCGGGCTTTTACGAGTATGGGCTCTCCGTCGCGGGAGGCAATGACGTGGCCGCTATGCCATCGGTGCATGCCGCCGCCGCCACCATGACGATGCTCGGCGCATGGCGCACCCCGTGGATGATCGTCGGAGGGGTGTATACCGGTGCGATGGGACTGGCGCTAGTCTACTTGGGGGAGCATTACGTCGTGGACGTACTGGCCGGCGCCGGGCTAGCACTCCTTTGCTGGCGTTGGGTCCGTGAAGTCTGATGGCCGAGATCCACGACCACCGGACAGAGCCCCTACCCCCGCTCATCGGGGTGACCCTCCGGCTCCGGTTGTCACACCCACCCGCTACCGTGGAGGTCACGATTCCGGAGCTAGCACCGATAGCGATTCCGTCACATGAAACCGATGCACCGGAGAGCGGAGTTGCTGGTCAGCCGCAAAATCCGCAATCAGTTGGAGCTCGTACACCCCCGGAATAGTCAGATCGCCCTCCACCGTTCGGTATTCAATGGTTCCCAGGGCTTCGTCTGCCACATCAACATCGATCAGTTCCTCAGTTGTTCCATCGGGCCGTCGCAGGAGGAGCTGTAGACTATCCACCCCTGCAAGACTGAGTCCCGTCTCGAACCGCAAGAGTATCCCATATTCCCCGGCTTGCATTTTAGGGCTCCTTGAGCGTCAGGGTGTCGCCCCCTGCCTGTTCGGGGCTGAGGAGGAGGGCTTGGTCATACGTGGACCGTAACGGCAAGTCCCGCGCATACACGGGCTGCAACGACGATCCGACCGTGATGATCACGCGGGGGATGGAGATGCCCGTGACAGGCAGAATATCAAAGAGCCCGATGCCGATCCAGGAGACTTGCGCACTCGCCAACTGTGAGGCGGTGAAGGACGCGACGCCAACCCCAATCCCGGACCATACTCCATCGACATAGGAAGTCGCCTCGGCGGTTATCGAGAAGATCCCTATCCCTAAACCAGTCCAGGCCGCATCCGCGACCCGTATCCCACTCCAGGTTGCAGTGCCAATACCCGTGCTGGTCCATGCGGCCGACTGGAGAACTCCCGCTATAGTTAAGAACGTTCCCTGTCCCAGCCAGGCCGCGCTCCCCGCGGCGATATAGCTACCAACGACCGCCACTGTTCCCGTGCCAGTCCACGTCACTACACCATCGACGAAGTTGACCCCCTGGTCCGCTTCAATCCGAGAGGTCAGGATGCCAAGAGCAGACCAGCTCGTAGACTGGACGCGCAACCCCGCCGGCGTAAACGTGCCCGTCCCGAATCCGGACCAGGAATCGGATTGCAGCCGAAGAGCAGACGCGGACCATGTGCCCACGCCAGCGGCGGACCACGTCGCTGTCCGTATCGCGCTGGGAGTTGCGGACCACAACCCGATGCCGAGAGCGGACCAGGCGCTGGATTGTACCCGGACTGCGATGGTCGTCCATGTCCCAGTGCCCAGTCCAGACCAGGCCGCGGATTGGAGCAGACCCGCGGTTGCCGAGAAGAGACCGACCCCGGTGGCACTCCATGTCAAGGACTGGACCCGCACAGCAGCAGCAGAAAACGCTCCTACGCCCGTTCCGGACCAGGTGGTACTCTGGACCCGTTGTCCCGTCGTCGTCAGGGTTCCGGTGCCCGCCGCGGTCCAGATTGCATCCACGAACGCACCGCCCTGGTCGGCGGTCGCCGTGAAGAGGCCGACGCCTAACGCGGACCAGATCCCCGACTGTACCCGTGTGCCCGTGAGGGCAGAGGTGCCGGTTCCGAGCCCGCTCCAGGTGGTAGACTGCACCCGGAGCCCTGTGGCACTCCACGCCCCGACGCCTGCCGCGCTCCAACTGGTCGAACGCATCGCCTGGGATGCAACGGTGAGCGTGCCGATGCCAGTCCACGACGCGACGGCGCCTGTGCGAATCGAACCCGCAAGCGCGTGGGTGCCGGTCCCGGTATACGTGACTGCCGCGTTCCGGAGTGCGCTGGCATTGAAGGCGGCCGTCCCCGTCCCCGCCCATGTCGCCGCGCCTAACGCGAGTCGTTGGCCCGCGAGTGCCGCTGTCCCAATACCGGTGTAACTGACGGAGGTGGATTGGAGCCGCTGCGCGTCCGTCGTGAGCGAGCCAGTGCCTAACGCCGAAACCGCCGCATTGCGGAGAGCGGATGCTATGACCGAGGCGACCCCAATACCCGTTGCGCTCCAGGCCCCATCAACGTAGGAGACGCCGGATGCTTCGGTAATGGTCTGGGTGAAGATCAGCCGCGTGGCGTAAGTCGAGGTCCCGTCATAGCGGATTGTACGATCGGTCCCGCTGACCTGATCCCCACTCGGCCTGAAATCATCGGAGAAGGGCCGGAACCGGAGTCGCTTGCCTTGCCCCACCGCCAAGGCCGGCCCAGTGAGGTAATGCTTTTTGGGGTCAGCGGTGTCGGTAGTACTGGTATAGCTCCGCGCCCAGACGACGGGATTGGTCCCGTCCGCATCCACCACCGCCAATTCCAGGACCAGCGTATCAAATGGGCTCGCGCTATTCTCCAGCCTATCCGCCAACAGCGTGCCGCGGTTGCGAACCTCGGCCAGCACCACGTCTTGGAGCGTGAAGGCGTCAAGAGCGGGCGTGAACCATTCCGCATCTGATCCGCCCGCCGTCAATGTCCACTGGTCGCCAGGGAAGGTGAGCGGCCCCGTCAGGGTCGTATGCACCGCCTCCACCGTCCCGCTCCCCTGCACCGTGCTCAGGACCTTCCCGCCGCTAATGTCGGACGCCGTGTCTCGGAGATAGTAGGTGGAGCCCGATGGATCCGCTGTGATGAAGGTTGGGGTTTCCGTGAAGCTGATGCGGGAATCCGATGCATCCGCGTTCTCGCCACCGAAGGTGAATGTGCAGGTGAATCCGTTGCCCATCGTGATCGCGCCGGCATCATCCCAGAGGACGAGGGCCGCAAAGCGATCCCCCCGTTTCATCGCGGTGCTGGTCGGGCTGGCGGTCCAACTCTTGAGCGCCTTGCTGGTGCCCAATTCCGTGCCGAAGGAGCTGTCGACGATGAGCGTGAGCCCGCCCTGTTCGTCCACCCGATAGAGCGCCACGCGGACGGTGGCGTTCGCGTTCATGCTCGATTCGTGGGCGTACACGTCGAAGGAGACGGTCCCGATGATCGTGACGTCTGCGGCGAGCGGTGCAGTGATGAAGAACCGGGGGTTGGTCTCAGTCGGTAACAAGCGACCAGCGGTCATTCCGGCGACCGTGGTGGTACCGAGGGTTGAGCCAGCTCCAGTGCCGATCGTCTCCGTCAAGAGCAGCGGTGGGCTGGTGCCTCCGCCTTCGACGAGACTATCTCCTGGCGTGACCCCGCGACCGGCATCCTTGAGCGAAAACAGCTGGCTAATGTTGTGCCACAGGCTGACAGATACTGTGCGAAAATAGAGCGTCGCGCTCATCAGGACGCCTTACGCCGCTCAGGTCCGCCGTACCAATGCCACGGCCGTCGATCACGGCGTCGTTCAACAATCCACCACGACTGATAGCCATCAATGCGCCACCAGATCCGCTTCCAGAGCGGCGATCCTAACGTATCCAGCTTCTCCGTGAGAGCCGCGACATCCTCAGCGAGCGCCCGCCGTGCCCGAATCTCTCCACGTAGGTGTGCCATCACATCGTCGAGGGTCTGAGCGCGGAGCGCGCCGATGTCATCCGAAGTCGCCACGTTAGATCCGCGGTACAACTAGGCGGCGTCCGTCGCTGTCACCGTCTGGATCATGATAGAGGTTGTAGTCGTAAAAGATGACCCGCTCATCCTTGGAGTAGATCCCACCCGCCTCAAACGTGACGCTCGCCTTCTTGGCCGACACGGCCGCGGTCATGGTGCATCGTCCATCGGGTCCAGTACTACACGCGTGCAGCGCCCCATCGAACTTGCCGGTTGACTGGACTCCGGCGACCGGCGCATGGTTGCCGTCATGCACTAGGACAGACACCGACACTTTCCAAGGACCATGGCCACGAGGCTTTGTCATCGCGGACCCGTCCAGATCCCCGATATGCACCACGACGGAAGGGGAAGGTGGAGGAGGGGGTGGAAGCGGCGGTAGCGGCGGTGTCGGTGGCTCCGGAGCAGGCAGACTAAAAGTGGTGATCAGGCTAAACAGCAAACGGTTCGGTGATCCGGTCCCCGCATTCACGACCCGGTCCGGCGTCGCGTAGCCCTTGATGGCCGCGTTCACTTCAAACGCACTCGCCGCAGGATAGGCCGCCAATTCCAGCGCGGCCACGCCCGCGACATGGGGCGTCGCCATGGAGGTCCCGTTCCAGTTCTCATATCCGCCGTTCTGCACGGACGACCGGATGTTCACCCCAGGCGCAAACACATCCAGGCAGGTTCCGAAATTGGAGAACGTGGCACGGGTATCGGTGATGTCAGTGGCGCCCGTTGTCAGCGCATTCCCCGCGCCGGCCGGGGAGAGGTTGCACGCATTCGACCCGTTATTGCCCGCCGCGACAGCAAAGACGATTCCCGCCACCACGGCATTATCCACCGCCAAGTTGACCGCATCCAACCGCCCACCACCCAGCGACATATTCGCCACAGCGGGGCGGCGGGCATTCGCCACCACCCAATCCACTCCCGCAATCACCTGGGACCACGTCCCGCTCCCATTGCACCCCAGCACACGCACCGCGACTAGACTGGCTTGCTTCGCCACGCCGACCGTGGTCCCGGCCACGGTCCCCGCGACATGGGTCCCATGCCCATGACAATCATCCGCATCCGCATCGTTGTCGATAAAATCGTATCCGGAGGTGAGCCGCCCCGCGAATTCGGAATGAGTGTGTATCCCCGTGTCGATGATGTAAGCGGTGACTCCGCTACCTTGGGTTTCGTAGGCGTAGAGCTGGTTCAATGGCAGGAGGCGCTGGTCAATCCGGTCTAATCCCCAAGAGGGGGGATTCACTTGGTCAGTCTGTATTGTGGCGATTCCATCTAACTCGATAGACTGGACCAGGGGATTCCGCCGCAACCCTTCGATGGCCTGGTCCGGAATCTCCGCCGCGAACCCCGTCAGGGCCGAACGGTAGACGAACCGTGGCGTTAGCCCGTGGGCGTGTGCAATGGACTGCGCGTCCACACCCCGGGCCAGCGTCACGATGTAGGCGCGAGCCTCCGGGGAACCCACGGCGAGCGTGGGATTCTGGAGGTCTGAATCGGTGGGCGCCGTGCAGGCCGCTAGGGCGAGAAGACCGAGAACGCGCCATCTGTCAGCCATCATTACTCCCTGCCAGGGTTACGTACTACCGGTTGCAGCTAGTGGTAGTGCCCGCATGTTATGCGAACCGCAGTCGGCGCAAACATAGGCCGTTCCGTTCCCGTGTTTGCCGATCCGCAGCTGCAAATTCTCGGGTCGGTTATCGGCCCGGTCTCCATTGACGTGGTGAACAGTCTCTTCTCTCCGAAGAGCCCGGCCTAACTGTTGCGCCATGACTAACCGATGCTCCATGACGTAACCGGAGGAGTTAGCCATGCTGCGATAGGGATCATTTAGCGCCACGAGGACTTGCACGTACCCGATTGCCGTGACGTGCCGTCCCCCCTTCCAGTTGCCGTGGTCCTCGCCTTTGGCTTTTCTGCCTACCAACCCATGACGCCGCATTAGGCGATTGACGGTTGTCTGCTCGACGCCGAGGCGTTTACCAATCGCCGCTTCGCTCAAGCCCTGCTTACGCAAGGCAATGGCCCGCTCAACCTGACGTGGAAACCGCCATATGGACGGCTTCTGCCCGCCCGGTGGCCGCAAGGGGACTCGGTGTCGCCGGAGTACTCGGCGCACTGTTACCTCACACGACCCATAGTGGGCCGCGATACTCCGAAGACTCTTCCCCTTCCGGTAGGCTGCCACGATAGCGATCTCCTCTTGGGGCCGGAACCGATGACCGGCATGCCGGCGCATACGAACGCCTAACGCCCGCAACTCTCGCGAAAGGCGTTCCTGCTTCCACCCGTGGGCTAAGGCGATCTGCCGCACGGCCACGCCCGACTGGTACTGCTCGATGATGCTGTCCCGCAGATCGGCGGGAATGACAAACCGTTGAGCCACGTCTTTGCTCCCGTTAAGGCACGGGAGAAAGATATAGCATCAACGCATAAATTACTACTCACTGGACCTCAAAGTCTAAATCCCCCGCCTTAACTCGGAACACATCGCCCGAGCCAATCGCCTTGGACGCAGCCAACGCCTTGATGGTGCTAATGGCGTTAAACGCTCCAGAGGCCGAGTCCACGATGGCCGCATGGGTGACCGTCCCCCAGCTCGCGGTGGCCTCCGGGAACTCAATGTCCGCTGCGTTGGTGATTGCACCCACCGTGACGCTGATCTGTCCCGATAGGTTTTCGCGGGCATAGGCAGTGCCGCCGGTGGAAACTTCCGTGCCGGTTCCGACTTCTGCGTCGGTGACGGCCGTAAATAGCGCGAGGAAACGCCCGGCGCTCACCACATCCGGGTCAGCCGTTCCGGCCACCCAGCCCGCAATTTCGGTTTCAGCGTAATTGGAAAAGTCTGCCATTGTCACACCCTCGTGTTAGCGTTACTTGAGAACCCGATAGGACACACCCACCGCGACCAGAGACGACACTGGGTACACTGCACTCACTAGCGCCCCTCCGGATATATCCGCCGTACCCGTCACCATCGGGCACCTAAGTTTTGTCAACGGCACACGACAGCCCTTCGCGGCTTTCCGGAGTCCATCCACGATGGACTGATAGACCTCCAGCCGAACTGAGTCACGAGCGATTTGTTCACCTTGGGCCACGAGGGCGAGCCGGTAAGTCGCGGAGACCTGCTGTTCCCGCTGGTAGGCAACACTGAACGAATCCGCCGCGGCTCCTAGACTATCGACCGCCTGTGACAGCAGGACATTGACAGCGACTAGGACCGGCACCGAGTCCGCCGCCGATCGGGCGGAATCCAGTTGTTGCGCCAGCACACCCGCGACCTCGACCGCTCGCTGTCCTGCCGCACGAGCTGATGCGGCAACCCGGGCGAGCCGGGCATTCTCGATAGAATCCGCACGGCCAGCCGCAACAGCCGAATCCGCGAACCGCCGGGTGCTATCCCGGAGCGCGTCATGGGCGGGCTTGGTCACCGTGAGAGAATCCGACCGTGTCAGGTCCACCTCGGGCACACTGGCCCGGCCGGCGAGGAAACCCAGGACGAGGAGCACCAGCGCCGCGATCGCAACCCGCCGCCAGTCCCACATCATCCCACCGCCTGGTACATGAGGCCAATAGCAGCAGCCGTTAGGCCGTGCCAGGCCGCGTGACCCCACAACGGAAAGAGGAATTTCCGCGTCCGGTCCAACCGCCAGCAGAGGAACGCCAACCCGAAGACACCCACGCTCGCCAGCGCCAGCCCCGCATGACCGGGCGCACCAGGCACCAGACTAATCAGGGCGCAGACTCCCAGCGTGAGGCCCATGGGGATGTTGAGGTTGGCTGTCTTCCGGCGGTAGGTAAACAGCGGAGCGCCCACAGCCGAGAACCCCAGCATCAGCCAGGGCGTTGCTGGTGACGGTCCCGCGACGGCGTAGGTCACGAGTGCCAGAAACACGGCGTACATCCCCAAGTGATCAAGCTTGTTGGCGGCAGCGCTTTTGAACCAGTGATAGAGGCCGGAGCCGATGCCTAACACCAGCAGCATTAGCGCGAAGATATCCGAGGTCCACGAGGGCGCTGAGAAGTACAGCAACCCACCGACCAGGGGATACGCGAGATTCGAGAGCGCATTCCGCGGCGCGACGGGGAACGATTGGCGTTGCAGCAGCGCGTCTTCCCACCAGCCACCCCGCGCACAGCGGACCTCCCAACTGTCGGTCATCCGAGTACTCGCTTTCTGACTTCCTCGACACTCAACACGGGCCGCAAGGGATCAGGGCCGACTGGATCTATTTTGCGATTTCTCGGCCAGCACTCCGAACTGTGCCCCACGATCCGCCACGTCTCTTCCCGACTCCACCCATGCTGCTGAAAGAGCGAAATGCAGAGTGCGACCAGCGAGTCCACTTGCGCGGGCAGGGCGGTATCTGGCGGGCGGGCCGCGAGCGCGAGCCCGTAGAGCGCCGAATTCGCGTCCCGGTACTGGAGATCCGGCGAGGAGGGACGACAGACGCCCATATGATATGCCCGGGCAGTACGCGGCGCGATCGGGTGAATGTTGCCGTTGTCCCAGAGCAGGTAGGTGTAGCTGACCCGGCAATCCTTGTGCGAGAACCAGTCCAGCGCGCCCCGATCGGTGAGGCTCCCGTCATAATGCAGGCCGATGCCGATGCGCGCTTCCTTGAGCGACCCCCAGTTAGCGTTCATCGTCATGGTACAGATCCGGTTCCTTGCTGCGTTTAGTCTGCCCGATCGCACTCACAATCGCGCCTAACTGCGGCCCGAGGTACTGCGCGATCCGGGGACCCACCGCCCAGACGCCGGTGATGGTGAGGATGGCGCCCAGCACCGTGTAGCCCGGCTCCGGCACACTGAAGCGGGTCGAGGCGCCGTCCCACGTGACCAGCACGAGGGTCGAGAGCAGGGCGAGCCAGAAGGAACAGCGGGCACTCGACCAGGACCCAGTTTCATCTTTCAAGAGCTGCATTGGTTCCTCCGATTCGACCGGCGTCACGTACTATCCCTCCATCGGCGGCAGCGTTCGTATCCCAGGTTGACGCAGTAGCGGATCATCTTCTGGGCATCAAGCTGACGACAGGGGTTCTCTAAGCATTCCCCCCGGGCGAGCCCTTCAATGACCGCTCGATCCGCCACATCGTCTTGCTGATCGTGCTGGCGCGTGGAATCAATGGCGCGGTGGTAGCCCTGCGAATACGCTTCATGCCGCTTGAGCTTATCCCCCGGGCCTAACAAGTCCACACCGCAGAACTTAAAGCCTAGCACCAGGACCGTGAGCATGGCCACCACGGCTCCCGGAATGCCCAAGAACTTCTCCAGTGCGGTCTTCGTCTTCGGGGGAATCATCGTGGCGACCTCCGATTAGCGAACCCGTTTTTGGAGTTCCGTGAGCATCCCCTGAATCGCATCCATCCGGCCGTCGCGCCGGGCATCGTCAATCTCCCCGCTTCGCTGACGTTCGTCGACGCGATTCACGACGCCGCGGAGTTCGCGTACAACGGCGGCTGTTTGATCTACGCCGTTCTTGAGCGTGGCCGCCCCCCAGATCAGCCCGGCGAGCTGGACCAGTAGCATGATCAGTACGCCGATTTCTTGGACGCGCCATCCGTGGTGGCGCCGTTCGGGAAACGCCGTGTCCGAATTAGCCAATGGTGATTACCACGGTCTCAAACGTCATCTCAGTTTCCTCCGGTCGAGGGCTCGCGCTTCTCCAGCATCAGGTCACGGCATGATGTATTCGGCCAGCGGAGCATCGGCCAGCACGAACTCGTGATAATCCAGAAACTCCGGGTTCGTCGATCCGGCGTTATCCCAGCCGGGATAGAATCCCCGGTCGAAGTAGTTCCGTCCGCCGGTCATATAGTTCCAGATGTCCAAGGCGTTCCAATCGAACGGGATTCCGCCTTGGGCTAGGACCTTGTCCATCTGCTTCTTCATCAGATCGACGCCGTTCAACCAGAACTGCATCCTCCCGTCCTTCTTACCCGGTCCCGTCGCCAGCTCAACCAGGAACCCCCACCGCTCCAGCTTGTCAGGCAACGCAATGGTGTCCCATGTGCCCTTGTTGTCGCACACGTTGAGTGGACCTCCGGTCGCGGTATTGCTCTTGCACTCAAACAGGATACACGCCGTCTTGCCATCGGCCTGCGGCAACAAACTGAATCCAGTGTGGATGCCGCCTGCGATCTCGTATGGCTCGCTGAAGAGTCGCAACTGTTTCCAATTGTCGGGTCCCTCGAGATTCTCGTGCGTGAAGTTCGGGGACATCCGGCGCGTGAACCCGACGAAGAGCTTCGTTCTCTTCGGGAAGCTGTACCGCTGCTCGTTCCGGTTGTCGTTCCCATCGGCCGAGATGTCGAGCCGGTAGACGTCCCGGCCCTGCTCATCCTTCCGGAGCACGAACAGCGCACCGGCGCCGGCGGTCGGAGCCGCATAGCTGAATCCGTTGGTCGCCGGATCATGCTGCTGGCCCGTGAACCGATCCCGGTAGATGATCCCGGCTGTGGGCGGTGGAGGCAGCTCGGGCTCGGGCTCTGGTAGCGGCTCGGGTAGTGGCTCCTCGATGGGTGGCAGTTCGGGCTCGGGTATCGGCTCCTCCACAGGTGGAGGGGCGGGTTCCTGCCACGGCTTACCCCGGCGTTTACCCCTTCGTTTCCCTGACATTCCCTCCACGTCCTTTCCGCTCCGGCGTTCCGCCCCGCTCCGGCGTTCGATCACCTGAGGCGGCAACGTCTCGATCTTCGGCGTCTCCGCCAGCGCTTCGTCCACCAGGGCCATCTGACGGACAGCGGCCTCATCCACCGTGGGCGAGCTGGACCGGCGTTTCATCAGATCGGCGTCCGCTCGGATGAGGACGAGCCGGCTGTCGAGATAGTCCCGCATCGCTTGTCGTTCGCTCATCCCACCCTCCGGGTCGTTTGCGTGGTGGGCATCACCGTTTCCTGGTGCGCATTACTCACCTGGCAGCGTAGGACGGTAGAGTGCGATATTCTGGAATTGGACTGACGCCTGGTAGGAGTACAGTCCGAAATACCGAGTATCCCGGTTCGTGCCAGCGTTGTCCGCATTGTTGGTAGCGGAGAATTTGAGCACATCGTCTACCCAGACCGACATGGAGCTGCCAGCGATCAACACCTTGAGGTGGTAGAAAGTGCCGTAGGTGAAAGTGAACGAGACGGTGGAGAGTTCCGCTTGTACTGCCCGATCGGCTTGGACCTCAAGGCCCGACGTATTATCCCCTTCTAGGTAGACAATCGTTGCACCGGCCAGCGTGGCATTGTAGGCCAGCACGAAACCGACTCGCGACGGCGTTCCCGCACCGGAGACGATCTTGACATCAGCCTCCAGGACGGCGCTTGCATTCGGCACCACTGCTGTTAGGTGGGCATGGCGATCCGTGGCGGCTGTGTCGGTCTGGGTGATCTGTGTTCCGTTACTGGCCCACGTTCCCGAGATGCTGGTCCAACCGGCGAACGACGTCCCGTCCTCATCTACTGCCTGGGTCCATGCGCCGCCACCACCGGGGATCGTGACTGTGGCCTCCCCTCCAGCAAACGCAACGCTGACCCCCGCACCGACAAAATCAATCGTGTCTGCGGCCCCCTCTGCGGCGCCTTCGTCCTCAATATCCACCGTTCCGGCGGCCCCACCGGGGATGTCCACGGTTGCTTGCCCAGCCGCGAAGGTGACGCTCACCCCCGCGCCCACAAAGTCGATGGTATCCGCCGCCCCTTCGGCTGCTCCCTCGTCTTCGATGTCCACCGTCCCACCGCCACCCGATGCCGCAATCGTCACGTCCACCCGGTCATCGCCCACATTGTCCGCAATGGTCAGGGTGACGTTGGACCCTTCGATTAGATTGACCGCGGGCCGGACACCGACGGCTACCCCAGCATCCTGAATCTCGATCGCGGGTGTATTCGGCGCATAAGCCAGTGTCGCACCATCGGAGACGAGGATTTCCCCGCTCGCCCCAATCAGGAGTGGAGTCAGTCGTCCATCGCCATCCGCAATGAGGATCGTTCCTTCCGCGTAGGGCAGATCATTGGTCCACGCCCGGATCAGAATCCAGGCCGTGTTGACGGTGTTCCGGCGGTACAACTCGAACCAGGTTGGAGTCGCAAGGTTGTCCGTCTTGAGCCACTGCTTATCCGCCGCCACGTTGTTGTCCGGATCACTGGCGGGATCGGTCGTTAGGTAGTACTCGATCGGATGCACCGATGAGGGCGGGACTTCGTCACGATGGAAAGACAGAGCCATATCTAGACCTCTCCGTAGAGCGGATCGCCGCTATCGATAATGAGCGTATCCCCGTTATCGCTGATGAGACTGACCGGGGTGGAGTCGGACGGCCCAGCCAAGGTCCAGGGGTCTACCGTGATGGCGTCGGTTGGGTCAGAGTCCACATACCCGAGTGCTGTGTGATAGGCTTGGAGCTGGTAGAACCGATTCCGAGCCGGATCAAACACCGATGTTTCTTGCGGCACGCTCACCGTTCCACAGACCGTAGTCCCCGAGTGAGACAGGATCGCGTAGGTGACCCACGCCCCGAAGGTCCCATCCGATTGCTCCGCGGCATACTGGAAGACCGTCTGGTCGGCATTGAGATCGCCCACGTCCACACAGAGCATGGCATTGCCCCCGCCCGTGGTGGCTTCGGGATTGAGCGGAGCGTCAAGGGTGGGGATCGTGGTCCCGGTCGTGACTTGGGTTTCGACGTGGGGCGATTCACTCAGCACCGGCAGTAATTGCCGGTGGAAAATCTCGACCCGGTAGATCGTGTTGGCTTCCTCGAACGCGTAGTCGAATCGCGTAGTCCCGGCAGGCAGTGATCCGATCTCCGTCCATTCCTGGTCCAAACTCTTCGCAAACCGGATGACCAGCGGCTCGGTGGGCTCTCCGTTGACCCAGGTAAACACAAAGGCCAGCGTGTCCTCGATCCTGGTCCCGACAAAGGAAGTGGGCGGGTCCAAGGCGTCGAGTTGTATATCGACAACAGTAGACCACTCACTGAACCGCCCATCCGTATTCCAGGTACGGGCACGGGCCCACACATGCGATCCCGCAGGTAGGAGCGGCGTTCCGATGGCGCCGGCGGTGCCACCAAAGAGCGAGCCGGCGGTATTCCACTGCACGGGCTCACTCGACGCCGTGGCCCATTGCATCTCCACCCGGTTCCCCGACACCAGCACGATAGCCGACCAGTTGGTCACCGTGACCACGGCTACGTTGTTCGGCGCAGACACCGATGCCGCAATGGTGATAGTGGGAACGACCAGGAAGCCAGTCGCGTCCTCGACATCAGCCGCGACGGGTCCAACCACTTGGAATGTTATATCGGGACCAGCAGGGCTTTCGCTCCGTTTCACCACTTGTAGGACTTGCCGGGGACGACGCGACGGGTAGTCTTTCGGTCGTACCGTGATGAGCAGTTGCCCGGCTTCTGGAATCGGGGAGTAGTTCAGCTCATTGACCACAAACTCCCCGACCAGCGCCTCGAACCCGCGGAGACATGGCAGTGTGACATCAGCTCCACCCCGTCCCCAGCGGAAAAAGATTTCCTCTGCCACCCGCTGCTTGAAGCTGTTGCGGAGGCTCAAACTGACGGGAAACGGTTCCGGGATGTAGCCGGGATAGCTATAGATTTGCTCGCCCATGTTCAGAGCGGCGTTGCTGTCCGCCTGAGTAAAGGGCGTATTCCGTTCACGCGGTAACAGTCCATCCAAGGGCCGGGAGTCGAGCGGGGTGTCTTCCGTATTTTCCCAGAGCAGAAAAACAACCTCCTCCCAGATGACCCGGGTGATGATGTTCTGGTCTGAGAGATCATAGGGTGTTCCTTCTCCCCGGAGAGAAGCCAGCGTCAAGGTCTCACTCGGCGTGGCGCTATCCCGGTAGCGCGTCGGGTAGAAGTGCCGGACCCCTTCCACCACACGATACGCGAATCCAGCAGGACCGTGGAGATAGTTTTCCAGTACCTCTAGCGCGGTCTCCGAGCTGGTCGGGCGTAGCAGAATCCGGAGGGACGGGCCTAACAATGCCTTGGTGTTGTCTGCGCTCTCCTGGTCATAGGGGATGCCCAAGGGATCATAGACCTGGATTGCCAAATCAACCGGATGTCCGTCGAGGTGGAAGGGCGTGAGCTCCGTGGCTTGCGTGACGTACATGTACACCAAGAATCGGGTTCCTACGGACGGCTGGCTCGCGCCCCAATCCACCGTAAACTCATCCCCGTCAATCAGACGGTCATCGATCCGTTGTGAGGGAAGGAGCCCCCGCGACCTGACAGGGATGCGCTTCGAGATGGGCGTAAACTGGCCGACGACTTCGCGCACCGCCCCGAAGGAGGACGCGATAAGATCTCCGGACTCCGGGTCGTAGAACTCGACCACGATGTTAGGGTAGATGTGGGAACGGTCAAACTCGCGATAGCGGTCGCTGATCTCCGCGAAGGGGAGGGCAATCTGGTTGATGTAGGAACTATTACTGAGCGACAGAAGACCCAATTCAGACAGCGGGGTCGGACCCTGAACGTATTCCAGGGTAATAAAATCTTCGGCCTCAACAGCGGAGACCCGGAAGAGGGGCGTCCCTCGATCTTGCAGCTCCCCAAATCCCCCGACTACCGGACCCCCGAAGATCGCGGACGGCTGGCCCACAATGAGATCCGGGCCCGCGAAGAGCTTGGCCTCCCGTTCGACGCGATCGGTATCCCCAATCGCAAACTCCCAGGTCAGCGCATCCTGTAAAGTGGACCGGGTGCAATACCCGCTTTCCATGATAGACCAGACCGCGTCGTCTTCGTTCACACTGAGCGGGGATTCCGTCACCTCCAGAATCATCTTGTGACCAAGGAACTGAGGACGGAGGGTTTCGTCGTTCAGGGGAGTCGTGATGATCCGGGCGTCAACCGGAATACATTCCTCTTCCGGTACATCCGGCAGAGGCTTGAGGACAATGTCTAACCCTTGGGCCGTGATCCGGAGCGGAGAGGGTTCCTTGAGGACCACCGACTCGGCACCCTGTTGGGTGATCCTGTCTTCCGCAGGCGTCGAGTCCTTGACAGCGACATCCGCGCCCTGTTGCGTGACGCGGGCTTCGGCCTCGTCGACAATGACGGCCTCAGCCCCCTGCTGCGTCACCCGGAGCTGTTCAGCCATGGGCTATGATGCTCCTACCCCGTCCGCGACTTCTTGTCCAACCTCGACGTCCAGTGCATTGAACTCGCCCACAGTACCCCAGGCTCCGCCGGCAGGCTGCTCCAATTGCGGCGCCTCAATGGGCGTGATGTACGCCGTCTCGGACGGGAACCGCTCCTCCCCTAAGATTTCATTCGATGCCACCCGAATAAACGGGATGACTGATCGCGGACCGGGCTGGTCCTTGCGGTGGCGGAAGGCTTGCTGGACCGCTAGGACGATGGAAGAGTCCGGGACTTCGGTAATCTTGGCGATCTCGTAGGAACTCCGCGCCCCAAGGACGTCGGACCCGTCATAGGTCGTGTCTTCGTCGGCGTTGATCTCGTTCGTCGCTTCCCATCCCGTCGCGGCGCCCACGGGGGTAAACTCGGAGATGTAGCCCGGTGCCGCTGGGCGCTTGCCCAAGACGATCATGTCACCCTGAAAGTCCCCTAGCTCTCCGTCCTGGAACACCACATCATCGGCACGGACTTCAGGCCCGAATTGCTGGGAGATACCCCCGCAATCCGCCGTCTGCGTCGAGGCGCCGGAGTGGTACGTGTTCAGTCCCGTAGCTTCAAGCCAGGGATTCCCATTGATCCAGTACCGCACCTCCCCGGCGGTTGGGTGGATCTTGACATAGAATTGGTGCCAGTACCACACGCCCAGCTCGAGCACCTTATCCGGCCCAACCGTGGGACCAACGAGGAGCGCATTGTTCTGGCCCCTGACGATGTAGGGATGGCGCGTATCGCTGAGTTTCACACTCACATGCTCAAAGGTCGACACGTCCAGTTTGTAGAAGGCCAGCAGAGGCAGAAATTGCTGAAAAGCCCCGTTATACTGGAGCGCCACTTCGATGATCTGGGCACTCCTCCCCGGGATCTCAATCCGGGCGCTGCTCCCAAGAATGTTCGCGCCTTGGCCAAACGCATGGCGCGACCAACTGGGACTGAGCGGGTCAAATCCTCCTCCGATGAACTCCTGCCCGATCGTCCACCGTTCGCGACCGCGGCGGTAGTTATCGAAGCCATCTACGACTGTCGGTACAAAGGCCATGGGACCCTTCCTTGATTACCAGTCTGTTACAGAGTCGGGATCACACGCCGCCCAACTGTTCGCCATCCGAAATCGTGTGAGTTGCATTACGGTCTTGGCAGTCCATCCGGCATTCGCCGCGCCGAGCAGATACCCCCACTTGATGTAGTTCCCGAATCCCTGCTGGTCATACGTGTTCTGATCCATCTTATCGAAGACCGTCACGCCATTGCGTCGGATCTGCATCCCACCATCAAACGCCGTGGGACTCGACGCGACTTTCATATGGACCTGCACATTGATCCACGTCCCACGATCCGCGGCACTGATAAAGGGGTCCAACCCATAGGGCGGCGGCATGTATTCGACCTTACTCCCCGTGCTGCTCCGCCAGAAGAATTGCCCGTCCTGATTCATCTGGGACAGGCCGATACTGCTCCGGAGGAATTGGGAGCCGAATTTGATTCGCCAGTTGTCATAGGAAGCTTGGGCACCTCCTGCGTTCCCATCCCACCAGCGGAAAAACTTATTATTCTGCGGATTGTTGAGGCCGTGACTGTAGGCGATTGAGCCCGTACCTTCTGTCCCGTCTGGAATGTAGAGATAGAACCCGGAGTACAATTCCGTTAGGTTCTGGCCCAACACAACCCCTTGCTGCATATTCGGCTTGGTGGGTTCAAACGGGAAATGGAGACTATCTGTGTCTCCAGGAAAGGGATTGACCGAACTCACCACCACCTGCGCCTTGGTCATCTCACTATGCCAGCCGAACCCTCCCACGGTCGCCTTACGTGCCCCCGAGTCGAGCTTGTCCGCAAAGTAGACCAGATCGACACCCGTCACTGGCACCGTAACGGTGACAGGATCAGCGTCAATCGTTTCGCACGTCGCGGTGATCTCTGCGGACCCGTCCGATTCCGCCGTGATGGTGACCTGGTGGGGGTCATCGCCGCTATCAGGCCCAACGCTGACATCAGCGGGCGTATCGGAAACCCAAGTCACTACCTTCCCAGTCAGCAACTGACCTGCCGCATTCCGTACCACAGCGGTCAGTACGGTGGTAGCACCAACCGCCATCGTGACCGTGGTAGGCGTGACCGCGACGCTCGCCACGACGGTATCCGCGATCACACTGTCCGGCGGGAAGAGGCAGAGCGGCCCCCACCAGTCGATGATTTCGAGGGTGGTGACACCCTGAGTCACCCGACCGGTCACGGGGTCGACTTCCTGCCCATCGGATCGCGGGGCGGATTTGATATAGGGGTTCATCCCGTCCAGAACGGAACACGCCACGAATAAGTCTTCCGTGTCGTCCAGGCTTCGGAGCCGTGCCCGGTAGCGAAGCGTCCCCATTAGCTCAACCCCACAGATTCGTCATAACTGCACACCATCCGGGCTTGCTCGGTGTTGAGCAGCTCCAGCGTCATGCGGTATTCGATGGCGTTCCGGTCAAGTTGTTCCGGGGGGGCGGGCTCAAAGCCGGGCCAGATCCGGCAGACGTAGGTGTGCTCGTCTACATCCCCCGTTTCTAGTGTGACTCGTCCTTCGGTTCCCGCCGCCGTCTGCACGCCGCGCAGGAGCCAGAGATACAGCCGCTGGAAGTCTTCGAGCTTAGCTTGCGGGATGTGCTCCAGCGAGAACCGACAGCCGAAATCGACCCGGTGTTCCCAGCCGTAGGTAATGCCGTTGCCTAACCCGACCGGGTTCCCGCCTTCCGGGCCGACCGTCCGGACCAAGGGGACGAACCCGGCGAGCCGGTCCATGAGGTTGGGTTTGCCGGTTTCACAGACGACGGCCCCGTCTTCGTCGGTGAACGTGATCCGGGTAGTCATCGGCCCCGGCCAATCTGATAGCCCCGCGCGGCGGCCTTCTCGGTCATCCTGGCGATGGTGCGCTGGGCCACGGGGTCATTCTCCCCGATGATCGGCCCCACCTGAACGGAAATCGGCTGGAGCGGTTTGACCTGGGCGGCTTGTATCCCGAATTGCGGACCGCGCAGTCGGGGCGTGGCCTGAAGAGGGTATCGCTCGCGCTGGTCCAGAAATTCCTGGAATCGATCGCGCTGGTCGATAGGCCGACCCGCATTGTCAATACGCCGACCCGCATGGTCGACACGGGAACCCGCCCCCGCTCCGCCGCCTCCACTACTGCGGCTGCCACCGGCCCCGCCGGCCAGCGCCGCGAAGCCTGCCGAGACAGCCAGAAACTTGGGCACCAAAGCCAGGTAGGCCGGATTACCGCCTAAGAATGGCGGCGTGATGGCCAGAACAGCCGCCGCCGCTGCCTGCTGCGCGAAGAGAGCCGCCATTTGTTTGGCAAACCCAGCAATAACATTCCCGAAGCCCGACAAGTCCCCAGACCCGACACCCTCCCAGAATCCCACCCATGCCTGTGCGGCACCATTCAGGACGGTGCTCAGGACGGCAATCTTTTGGTTGACTGGGTCAAGAGAGTCCACCAAGCCATCAAAAAACCCTGTGAGTGCTTCCGCTTGTTCGAGTGTAATGCCCATTGCTGACGCAACGGCCATCAGTCGGGCTGAGTACAGATCCGCCGCCCTGATGGCGGTGGTGAAACCTCTTTCGCCTAGGTCCGCATCCGTCAGAAGAGGTGCAGCCCGTTTCACGGGCAAGGAGCCCGGTGGCGATGTCTTCGACAGCTTGGGTTCAAGCTCGCCGAGCTTCAACGCGCCTTCGAGCCGGGAGAGTCGAGCCGCCCGCACCACTTCAAGAAGTGCTTGCGCTTGTGCGCGCGCTTCGGCTGTGCCGACCTTCGTGGCGGCAGTCAGTCGCTCTTGGATTGTGGCGAGCTGCGCCAGATCATCCGAGGTGGCGATGCCCGCTGAGGCCAGAGCGGCCAGAGCTTGGATCTGCTCCCGGTAGGCTCTTATCAGGGCTTCCGCTGCTTGCTCTTGTTCCTTGCGGAGTCGTTCGGCCTGGTCGGCGGCTTCTTTCTCGGCTTTGGTGAGGTTGAACCGGGCTACACGAAGATTGGCACTCGCTGCGGTCTGTTCATTCTGGGAAATGGTGAGTTCAGTTTCAACATCCCTCAGACGCTTGGTGGCAGTATTCAGGGCGGCGATTTCCGCAACCGGAACCACCATAGCGGACTGCATGGCATTGAGTCTGCCCTGAGCAACCGTCAGTTCCTCTAACGCTGTTTTGCGATCCGCCTCAAACTTCTTAAACTTGGAGTCCGCTAGCTTCAAAGCCCCTTCTGCTGTGCCTACTGCTGTCTGTGCGGTTTCCAGCGGCATCTGTTCCGCCAGCATGCCCTTGAGGGCTTCGCTGCTCTCCTGAACAGCCGCGATGGTCTTCTTAACCCGCTCTTCCGCCTCCTTCGCCCGGTCCCGAATCTTGCCGAAGGCAAAGGCGATGGCCGCTAGTCCCGCAACAATGCCTAATGTCAGGGCGGAGCCGATAGCCAGGGTACCAAGTATCCCGATGGTGGACCCGAGCCCGGCCCGGATCCCCAATTCCATCGCAGCCAGGGAGGCCAAGTTCGTAGTCAGCGTTCGGATCCCACCGCGTCCCGCCCGGGATGCGGCTTGATCGACGTTGCGCAACTGGTTGGACAGACCGACGAATAGGGCGCCACCCTGCCGACCGGCGAAGGCTCCCGCGGCACCCTGCTGGCTGATGGTGGTGAGTACCCCGCGGTTGAACGCCAAGCCAGCCTCACGGCCCCTGGCCTGCGCCTGAGCCGGGGTGATGAGGCCCCGAGCCAGTTCCTCCCGGATCTCGGCTTGCTGCCGGGCGAATTGTCTCCGGAGTCCCGCTGTCAGGCTCCGCGCCAGTTCAGTCCCCTGTCGCTCAAATGACGGTCGAGCTTTGGCCGTCTCGGCGTTGAGAGCGCGTAGCGAGTTCGCGCCCATCTGCGAGAACTGGATTGTGGCCCGCTGGGTCCCCTGCTTGGCGCTCTGCTCTAGAGAAAGTGCAGCGCGCTTGCCCGCTGACTCGACGCGCGCGAACGCGCCCAGGGCTTCCTGCTCGCCTAGGGTGCGGATCGGTACGCCGAGTTCAAACAGCGGAACAGTCACGTTGCTTTTCTCCAGTTACCACGGGCTTCAGCATCACGAAACGACTTGAGCCACGCCGTCCGCTCAGCGGGTTGCTGAGACTCCCTCGGAGCCACGAGGAGTTGCCGTTCCCATGCCCGTTCGGCGCGACCAAGGCCATCCTCCGACCACATGCCGACCCGAAGCAGGTTGGCTAACTCGATCCGGTCCCGTTCCGCCCGCAGGCTCGCGACGTACTCCAATTCCTCTACCGACTGTTCCGCGATTTTGACATCCACCCAGGGCCACTCGGCCACCGTCCAGAAATCAGTTGCGAAGGCATGGGCGACCCGGGCCACCGCATAATCCACCGGGTCGATCAGGTTGATGGTGTGCTTGCCGCCAGGTCGCCGTTGCCTTTTCCCAATTCGAGCAGCGCATTCTGGGTGTAGTCGCTGACCATGCGGCACATCTGAACGGCCGTCAGGAACGACACTACATCCAGATCCGCGTCGGTTAACTCTGGCGCGAGCTGCCCGACCAACAGCCAGACGACGTCCGCGCCCCCTTCGCCCCGCTGCCACTGGTCGAACAGACGCAGCGTCCCCCGGGTGATATGCCGAAGCTGAACCGTCTTCTCCAACTCCGGAATCGTGAAACTCAGCGGCTCCGCCTTGGGGATCGTCATCAGCTCTCCGGGATGATGCCGTGCGCGACCAGCACCTCGTACACATAGGGGCACTCGTTCGGGTTCGTCGCCGCCACCGCTGAGGGGAGCACGGCCTTGAACTGCGCCCCTTCCAGCATCCATTCGTCTTTATCCAGCGTGACGATGGACCAGTCGCCATCGATCACGGCCATGGGGAAGCGGACCTGGAAGTACTCCACGTCGCCAGTATCCTGGGTCCGGCTCCCGATGATCCGCGTGTTGAGGAGATACTGTGTGCTCAGGAACATCCGGTTGCAGTCTTCCGGCGTGAACAGCGTGGTGATGTTGCCGCCGGGCGTGGTGATGGTCAGCCCGTTCTCGATGGCATCCAGCACCCGGTTGGGGATGAAGTACCAGGTCCCGGAGAACATGGATTCCCAGCCGACGATCCGGCGCATGCCTTCGACTTCCGTCCGCTCGCCGTCATAGGGTGGGCGGCGGTACTGGGTGCCGGGCGTGAACCGTGAGCCGCCTCGGGATGTCGCGAGGATCGTGTCGCCAATCGCCAAGGCGCCATGATCCAGCACGATGTCATTCGGGAATCCGGGGTAATACCCACTGAGTGCCATACAGCCTCCTCTTACGGTACGCTGGCTTTGGTGAGATAGGCCGGCCAGACGATGAATGGCACGTTGAGCCGGAGGTGAACGAGCTCCCGATCCATCACCGGCGCCGTCGGCACCGGGCTTTCAATGCGCCGGATATCAGAGGCGCGGGCGAACAACAATCCGAAGCTGTCCGCATCGACAAAGTGCAGGCAGGCTTGGTGCGCGGTATCGACTATGCCTGTCGCACGGAAGTACTGGCGGCGGGGGTAGTCGTAGACATCGAGTGTCAGCATGACCAGGTGCCGCAAGCCTCGTTCCCCCGGCAACCCACCCCAATCGGACAGCCGCATCACCCCATAAGGCCAGCCCTGATCCCCAGCAGACTCTTCCCGCTGGTCCGGGGCTTGGACGATGTAGAGCCGGGGGCCTGTCAACGGGCCTAACCGTTCGGCCAAGGGGTTGCCTTCGACCGGGACGTAGTCCAGCAGCCAGTCCCGGAGGGTGTCGTACAGGAGTTCGGTCGAGTCGGACGGCATCAGCCCACACTCCCCACATCGAGCCGTGCCCCGGCGATGAGATCGACCCGGGCAAAGCCAGAGGCCCCTTGCGCGACGGCGCGGAACGCGGCCATGAACCGCTCCCGCATCGGTCCCATCTCTTCAATCAGTGTCGGTTCCCAGCGGGGTTGATGCTCAAACTTCCGGGTAAACGTGTTGAGGTGACCGAGCTCCCAGAAGACCGGATAGGGTGCGCCGTTCGGTCCCACTTGGTTGGTCCCGACCTGCACTTCCAGCCCATCGCCGGTTGCTGTCACAGGAGACACCGCGATAGAACCGGCCACGCCTTGCAGGCGATTCGAGAACGCGCCCGAGGTGTACCCGGGTAGCAGAACTTCGACCATCCGGTTTCGGTAGTGGTTCGCGGCCGCGAGGAGTCCCGCTTCACTGGCGAGCCGTAGCAACTGTCCCACTTGAGGCCGGTGCGAGATGTAGCTCACGACTCACCGACTTCCATCACGGTGTACTCTGCCTGCTTCTCGCTCCGCTCCAGATAGAGCTGCTGTTCCATTGTCTCTCGCCGGGTCTGCACCGCGCGGACTTCCCAGTACACCCCGTCCTCGTCCCGAATCACTCCATTGCGGCTGACGGTCATGTCCTGGTGGAGCAAGCACACCCCATCGATCCGATGATCCGCGCCTAACCCTGCTGTCACTTCCCGGCCGGTGGGTGGATCAATCCGTCCCCACGTCGCAGGCGTGGCGAGATAGACCCGCTGGGGCAAGCCGTTGACGACCTGCTGGGCGGCAGGCGCCGGGTTGCAGACCGTCAACTGACGATCCCGGAGACCCGCGCTCATCGCATCCTCGGGGGTTTGACTTCGCGGGCCATCACCTTCACCCGTTCCGGGATCTCGGTTACGGTGTAGGTGTTGCTCACCCCTCCACCCGAGGATTGCGTTGCGAGGTTCGGGTTCCGGCGCTGGTAATAGTCCGACGCGGTTTCCAGAATCAGCCGGCGGAATTGGGACTCAATGCGGGCGGCATACTCCGGATGGGTGTCCCATCCAAAAGACGCCGTGATCCGATACCAGGGCTGGGTAAACCGCGTGCCATCGGCCATGCGGATCACCCCGATGTGACCAGACACGTCGAGGTCGTCAAGGTCCAGCGCGGTCCCCTCATTGTCCGTTACTCCGTGCCCGGCCTCATCGGTGAACCGAAACGGATAGGACGGCGTCACCAGCACGACGAAGGGATTACCGTAGACCGGATGACAGGACGGCTTTAGGTCGTAACTCCGCGTGACGGCCAGGATGGGGTAACCGACATACGCCTCGATCCCCGCCTTGGCGTCCGCGATAATCTCCTCGCAGACCGCCTGCTCCACATCAGACGGGATGCGCTGGTAGCCTCTCAGGTCCGCCCACACGGGCAAACTCACTGGACCTCCGTCAGTTTTGCGTTATAGGCCACGCGATCGGTCCCGAACTTGGCGTAAATCCGAGTGAAGGCGTCGGCCCGTTGCGCTCGCACGGCCGGCGTCCTGGACTTCCCACCCGCTCGGTAGGTCACGACTTCGCGGGGCACCGCATGAAACGCATGGCCCGCGTAGAGCAACCGGAGGTGCAGGTCATACTCTTCCGCCGTGGGTAACTCTTCATCCCATCCGCCGATGTCCTTGAGTACCGAGGTCCGATACATCGTGGCCGTCCCATGGACCCAGAGTCCCGACCCGGCTTCGATGTCCTGCCAGGTCAGGACCGGATATTTCTCCTGAAACGGTCGGAGTAGGGGCGGGATGTAGGTTGGTATGCCGCGAATGTCGGTGTACTGGGGCAAGCCATACACCACGTCGCGGTCCCGCATCGACGCTGACAGCGTTAGGAGTTTGTCAGGCAGCACCAAGTCGTCATCATGGGCCACCGTCAGGTACTCACCCTGCGCTAAAGCCAGTCCCGCGTTACATGCTCCGCTTTGGCCCTTGTGAGGCAAGTCCCGATACTGCCACTGCCGCAAACCGGCGTTCCGCGCCACCTCCAGTACCGGGTCCCCGCCATCATTTAGGACCAGGACTTCGTATGCGTCCCGCCGAAGCGTCTGCTTCGCCAAGGAAGCCAGGCATTCCGCCAGAAATGCGGGCCGGTTGTACGTGGGCACGAGGACGGAGACGATCATCGGTACACGACCGCTTGGTCATGCAGGACCACCGCTTCCCGGTGTCCTGGAAAGAAGGAAGCTATCTTCGAGAGCGAGACGTCTTTCCATTCCGGCGTCGGTTGCTCGGTCCCGAAGTCCCGCACGTCGTCCACCACAATCACATCCCGATACGGGCGAGCCGCAATCGCGTCCAACTCCTCCCAGAGCGGCAGCCCTTCACCCTGACCGGCCACTTGTCCCGCCTTCGCCCGTTCTGACACCAGTCCCGCTTTATTACCGTTGAACCAGTGGGCGTCGAGATACCAGACTACGGGTTCCAGTAATTCAAGGGCCCATCGCCGTACCACGTTCCGGCTATCCCCCTGCTCGAAGACGATGCCCCGTTCCGCATGCGCCCGTTTCGCGTTCTCATAGAGCGTGGCGGAAAGTTCTACGGTGTAGACACGGTCGAATTGTCCTTTCGCCAGTGAAGCGCGTTGGCCGAGATAGGTCCCCGTTTCCGCAAACACCCGGATGTGTTTCACCCCGGGATGCCGGGCGCGAATTGCCGAGAGCCGAGCGGCTGTCATCCCGCTCATGCCGGCACCCGTCCCATTTTATGGCCACTGCGCCAGCTGATCGCGTTGTCCAGGAGGTCCAGGTAGCGGAGAGCGACAGCCGCCTCATCGTGAAATGTCACGCAGTAGGTGGAGACGCGCGCAGCTTCCGCTTGCCTGTAGTCCTGGTCTGTCACCAGTCGTTCTATCACGTCTTTGAGTTCGTTTGCCTCATTGGCGTAGGTGTACGGCACCGCTCCCAACCGTTCCCGGTATTCCTTCGCGACATGCGAGTCGCCGGCGATCACCGGCATCTCCATCGCCGCGGCTTCGAGCCCGGAACACTGGATCCCGAGCGAGAAAGAATCGAAGAGCGCATCACAGGTGGCCTTGGTGCGGATGACCTGTTCGTGCCGCATTCCTTCCATCAGTACCAGTTCGATCTTCAATCCCTGTTTCTGGAGTTCCTTGACGACTGCAATCAGTACGTCCGTCGCCTTCCGCAGTCGCCGTGACGGGGAGTGGCCCAGCCGGAACACGGGACCCGGGACATAGCCTTTCCGGAGTCTCCGGTACTCCGCGACTGGCATGGGGTTCGGGAGCCAGTGCAGGTCAGTGCCGTACTGGAGCAATTCCAAGTTGCTCACCAGCCGTAAGGCTGCTTGACGGTCCCGACTGGCCCAGGTAGACGGACTGCGACGGAACATCGTCCCGTGGTGATGGATCACAATCGGTTTCCCACCAGGGAGACGGAGTTGCTGGATTGGGAAATAGTTCAAGTGGCAATGCACCACGTCCGCATCACGCGCGAGTTCTTGGAGCTTGACCCGCCCGTCCCGGTTGTCAGTCTGATACTGGCTCGGGACGTGAAACGGGTTCATGCTCCGCTGCACCCCGAATACCGAGGCATGGGGTGTGGTGCAGTTGATCGCGGTATGGAGCCGATAGATCACCAAGCCCACGTCGTAATTGGCAACCTGGAGAATCCGCAGCGTCTCCCGGCCCGTGAGTGACTGGTCGCTTTTGGCGGTCTGTGGAGAGACGCGGGCACCCGATTCCCGCAATGACCGTGAGGCGGAATAGCGATGTTTGGCCTGAAGCCGGGACTGGGAGAGCCCCATATTCCGCTCGTTATGCAGATGCACCGGCACCAACTGATGCAGCACGCCGGTTCCGCCGTACTGATGCGAGGCCAGGAATTGGTCACCACGATAGAGCCAATGGTGCCGCTGGTCGTAGTGCAATTCCGGGTGTGCCCGGAAGAGACGGGGCTGATCGGCTGGCCGGTTATACAGCGGACTGGTGACCTGGACCCAACCCACGTCGGCACCAAACTCCCGAAGCACTTGCGCGTGGCTCAGCAGCTCGTCCGCGTCTAGGATGACCAATGTCGCGTTGGGATAGAGCCGCGACGCTTCCTTGAGTAGCGCGGTACGCTTCGTCGGCTGGTCGGACCAGCAGACCTTATCCCATGGGACCTCATGGACTGGGACGGGACACTTTGCCAACACGTCCCGGAGATGATCTGAGGACGGCCCTCGATGTCCGGTGTCCCGATAGGGCCCGTCGGCTACGACCAGCGCATCGATACCCGGAAGCCAGGTGGGCAAGGCCACGGCGAAGGCGTTGGCATGGTCCCAGATGCAGCAGCAGGCGACGACCGGCGGGGGGTGAACACCCGTCGGGGTGATCCGCAGTTCCCGGCCCGGAAGATCATGCCACGAGAGCGACGATTCCACGAGCCGCACCCAGCCCCGGCCGGCATAAGCCACCAGTTTGTGCCGGGGGATGGTGTATTCCGCCCCCGGCCCGTAGGTCACACCGCTGTGGCGATGCGCCTTCAGTGCCTTGACCCGTGCGAGACGGTTCATAAACCCGGGGCGGGGAGTCGAACCCCGCCCAATCCAAAGCACAGGCACTCGGTGCTTTCCCGGTGAAGCCGCATTAGCTGCCGGCCTCGGTCTGAATCTTCTTGAAGGCACCCGGGCGGGTGATGCCGAACGCATCCCGTCCCTCAGCTCGGATCGTCCGCTCATTCCGGAGGAACTGATCGTTGACCCAACCCATCGCCAGCGCGACCGCCTCACGGACCCAGCGAGTCGCGCCGCGGTTGAAGTCCCCAACCAGCACGTTGCGCTCGCCGGTCAGGCTGTTCTCGGCTGACTTTCCTTCGACCACCCGAAGCGACCAGATACGGGCACCCAGCACGTCGCGCACGATGGCCCAGACGTACCGGTTATCCGAGGCGGCAACTTTCTGGAGTTCGATCGCTTCCCAGTCCAGCGAATCCATGTAGACCACGTTCGGGGAATAGCCATTCCGGCGAATGTCGGTGATGGCCCGGCGGATCTTGTCCATGAGGGTGTCACCGGACACCGTGCGGGCTTCGGTAATCCCCGTGTCCACAAAAAATCCGGTGTGGTTTTGGCCGCCACCCGGTCCATAGGTCATCTGCTCTTCAGTGAGCTTGTCGAGGTCATAGAGCAGGTGGGTGTTGATCTCGTTCACGACCTGGGACGCATCCGCCAGTTGCTGCTCGGTCACGACTAGAGTGACCGCATGCGTGAACACGTTCCAAGTGATGAGTTCCACCGTCGCGGTGGCGTCGGGCTTCGGGTCAGACGGCGCCACGGGAGCCGCGCCCCGGACGAAGGGATTCACCCGGCGATACGTGATGGACGGCGATGATGTGGGGCTGGTGTTGACGACGCTGAGCAGGGTGAGCTGGTCGAATTCCGTGGCCCGGACAATCTCCGGGAGCCGCATGGGATCGATCACACCCGCATTGAGCGTCAGGTCCGATGCCTTGGACTGGAAGGCGTGCCGCTCGGCCTTGGTGATCGGGACGAGATACCCGCCTGACTTGCTCTGGTATAGCTTGGGCATCCCGAACGGGTTGGTTTCCCGGACCAACCCCGCTTGGAAGCTCTTGAACTCACGGGACGTGACGAAGTAGTCGCCCGGCGTCATGAACCCAGCGATGTCCTGCGTCTTCTGGTTCTCGTCCTCTTCCTGCACCTTCCCCGTGGGCAGGGGTAAGTCTTTGCCCAGTTCCCGCCCTTTGGCGAGGATGCGCTCGCGTACCTCCCACGCATCGATCTCTTCTTGCAGCTTGAGACAGACCTCGGCCTTTTTGTTGGCCAGGACAGTCTCGTCGTCCTTCAGGTTGTCCTTCGAGTTGTACGCCTCCAGTTCCGCCAACAGCGCGGCATGTTCCTTACGTTTGGCGTCGATCCCCGCTGTATTCGTGCTCATGGTCCGTTTCTCCATTGGTAGCGAGACGGGCCAAGGGCGCGGTCTCAAATCTCAGTTGACCCAGGACAGCTTTGAGTTTGGCTATCTGGGCAGGGGTGGCGTACTGCACCGAGGGCGGTGAGACTGGATCCGGGTCAGGCGACGCGGGACCCAATAGAGCGCGCAGCTCGGACTTCTGTTCATCAGTCAGCGCAGCCAGGAGCTGACCAAAGTCGTGCTTGACACGCATGATCTGCGCGTCAGGATTCATCGGAAATACCACCAGACTGACCTCGTGCAGTATGATTTCCTTCAGGTGGCGGATACGCTTCTCACCCTCATCCTTGAAGTCAAAACGCACCGGGGTGTAACCGATAGAGAGCCCGGTAATCATTCCGGCCTTGGCGCGCTTGTAGGCGGCATCGGCTTGCGGATCATCGATCAATAGAGAGAACTCGGCCTCCAGACCGTCGTTCGTCTCGGCGGCCCCCTCCATTTTGCCAACGACGTTCATGACAGACCCGAAACTCTGGTGACCGTCCACAAGGGGAATCGTTCGCCTCTTGCGAGTCCACAGTTCAAGAGTTTTGGCAAAGGCTCCCTTGTGAATCACATCGTCCCCGAGATCCACGGACCACGCTGCCGCCAAGCCCGTAATCCTTCGCGTGGCATCGTCCGTTGTCTTCGTCTCGAATGGAACAGGGGCAAAGGACTTCACCATCGTTGTAACGGTCATGGTGTTTCCCCTACATGAAAGAGCACGGCACACCGGCAGTTCACGGACTCGGACGCCGGGCCATTCCCATCACCTGGAAACTGGAGGCCGTTCCCGAACATCTGGTCCAGTAACACACGTTCCCTGCCAACTCCAGTGGGCTGGTCCCGGTGTGTCTCCCGGACTTTGGTATCGTGAGAGTTGAGCCATTCCTTGGTCACCGGCACGCCTAACCGCTCGGCCTGCGCCTTCATCGTTTCCAGGGCGGCACCATTGCGGGCGCGGGTCACTTCGGTAATCGCGATCGTGCCGGCCCGTTCCTTCGAGAATGTCCCGGCGTCTTGGATGTCTTTCTTGATGATGCGGATCGGCTTTCCAGCTAACAGACCCGCGCCGATCTTCTCCCGGATTGTCTCCCGGGTCGTATCAGTGATATGCGTCACAGCCTCGGCCGTGCGGTTTCGAGCCCACCGCTCGATGCCGGGTTGCACCACACGGGCGATCCCTGAGAGCCGGACGGCGTTCTCTGCTCCGGACTCCGCGACTTTGCCGATGATAGGTTCCAGCGCCTGGATCCACGAGGGAACCCGAATCGTCAGGGCCTCCTCGATACGGCGAAGGATTTCCTGTGCCTTGGATAGCCCAATCGGATCATCAGCCTTGAACTCATCCCGGAACGCCAATTCGACCGCGCGTTCATCTTTGGCGAGCTGGGAGCGGACGGCCAGCCCCACCGCGAACTCCTGGGCTTCGCGTTGCGCTTTATCGGCCAGTCGCGCCGTCTCTCTCCGACCCACAACCGCCTTGCCCTCATCTTCCGGCTCGGGCTCCGGGGTTCCCGATCCCGCCTCCGGCTCATTGTCGTCTTCATCCTCAACTGGTTGTCCTCCACCATCGATAAGCATTTCCCCCCGGGGATCCCCCGGCGGGAAGGGCTCTTGTTCGGTGTGGATGCGGCCCTCATTCACGGTCCAGAACTTCCCAGCGGCGGCGGCTTCATCGGCGCGGTCTTTCATGTCGTCCTGGAGCGCCTTGATGTCATCGAGGACAAAGGCCGCGCGAATCATCGGGTCCTCGATCACCGGACGCACCAGGGAATTGGTGACGACCGTTGCGATACGTCTCCACGTCGGGTGGATGGCCTGGTCATATAACATCTCGACGGCAGGACCGAGCGAATCCGCGAACCCACCCGACGACTCCAGGCCAATCCGTGTTCCTGGGACTAAGGGGTGAATCCCGAATGCCTGACAGATGGCGATTTCCATGTCCTTGTGGATCGGACCCAGATCCAGATTTTTCAAATTCGCGTCGAGGAAGGACGGCTTCAACGCGCCCTCAAGCAACATCCAGTTGCCGATGTTTTGGACTCCAGCCCACCGAGCGTCCCCGTCGATCCGTAATCGCTCGTACTGATCGGTTGTTAGGTTCTGTTCAGTGGAAAAGATCACCCCCGGCTTGATCGACCGCATCATCAGCGACCGAATCGCGGTCTGCATGTCCGCGTCGATGTTGATCGCGGTCAGGGCCACACTGAGCGGAGCGATGCCGTTGTAGAGCCAGGCGGGATTCCAGAAGTTGAAAAAACAGACGTCGTCCGGACCCAGTATCTCTTGTCCGGTTGATGTGTTGAGCCGGAAGCGTCCGAAGATGCGGTCCCGATCCGCTTCCACCGTGAACTCGAGCGCATGGTACGGGTAGAGCCGTCGTGTTCTCCCGCCTCGGTCCTTGATTTTGTGCCAGAGACAGAGCCCCGTCCCGTCGAGGTAGAGCGACGTCAAGTCCATGAGGTCGGTCCAGCTCATGTCCGGGTTGGGCTGGTCGAACAGATCCTCCAGCGGGTTGTTCTCCACCCACTCCAACCCGTCCTTCGTCTCTTTCTGGAGCCGCATCGGTGGTTCACTGAGC